CAAACATTAAAAACGTTTTTTTATCACTTTCTGTTTCAATAGCTTGTTTTATCATTGAATTACAATTTTCAGTATAAAACACATCAACCATTTCATCTATAAATGGATATATCTTATTTTCAACCATATTCTTTACACACTCGTCCGTTTTACTTTGTATTTGTCCACTTTCACTTTGTCCACTTTCACTTTGTCCACTTTCACTTTGTCCACTTTCACTTTGTCCACTTTCACTTTGTCCACTTTCTATTTGTCGAGATACTTGTTCCATAATATATATATACTTGTTTTTTAAAAATTTTTATTTAAAATAAACTTTTTAAAGTAAAATTAATTTCTATATAAATAATAATAATAATCAAGATATATGTTTAAATTATCTGAACAAGTATCTCGACAAATACCATACTTATTAAGTATTATTATCATATTGTATATTATAAAACCTAATATCTTATTTAAACCAAATGGAAAACCTAGATTATATGGAATAGGTTATGACGACGAAGGTTATAGAAAAACGCTATATACATTTCAGTTTTCTATAATAATTCTAGCTTTATTTGTTTATTTTATATTTTGAATTTTGAATTTTATATTTTGAATTTTATATTTTGAATTTTATATTTTGAATTTTATATTTTGAATTTTATATATTTTGAATTTTATATATTTTGAATTTTATATATTTTGAATTTTATATTTTGAATTTTATGTACTTGCTTAATGAAATATATAATACATAAAATCATTAAATGTATTTTGTTTAGATTTCATCCAATCAGACATTACAGTTAATGACTTGTGAACAATATCTACATCGCAATCAATTAATATCATATCCCCTATTGATCTATTTTTTATTTTAACATTTGATTCATCTTTTGATATATGCTGAATATCTATAAAATGCTTATAATCTATTATGTGACATCCGTTTATATTAATATAATACACGCCATTTAATTTAAAAAATGAAAACTCTAAACGTTTACCGTTAAATTTTTTTATAATAAAATTATCAGTGTTTAAACCAGAAAATTGTTTTATTAATATTTTTCCATCACATTCTTTAAATTCTGTTATATCGCCGTTTTTACCAACGTGATTATCTATTATCAAATACTCTTTTTCCATTACTATATAGTACAAAATTAATTTTTTCAATTACATATAGTATAAAAAAATTTTTTTTCTTTATTATATTATATAATAATGGAAACTATAACTATAATAATAATAATATTAATAATAATATGCATCAGTAGTAGTATCGGAGCTGGTATATATCTAAGTTCAAGTTCTGAAACTGAAACTGCTTCAGGTGACTCTAAAACTGATTCAGGTGCTTCAGGTGCTTCAGGTGCTTCAGGTGCTTCAGGTGCTTCAGGTGCTTCAGGTGCTTCAGGTGCTTCAGGTGCTTCAGGTGCTTCAGGTGCTTCAGGTGCTTCAGGTGCTTCAGGTACTAGTAGTACTTCAGTTTTTAAAGTAATTGGGTCAAGTGATACTAATTTCGACGATGAAGGTGGTGGAAATACTATATCTCTTGATAGACAACACGTTAATTGTAAAGATAATGCTATTAAACGTTTTCATTTAGCAAGAGAATACGACAAAGATAAAATTCCAACGGGTAAAATGAAATACGAAGTGTCTTGTTCAAGTGGTGATTTAGGTTCAGCAACTAATAAAGATACAGGAGCAAATGATTGGGGTAATGGTAATACTATTTATCTTGATAGACACAATATTGATTGCGGAAGTGATTCTGTATTATCACAATTTCGTTTAATTAGACCATCTGAAAGTCAAATACGCTATGATTATACATGTAAAAAATCTAATAAACCATTAACTTGTAGGGATGTAACTACACCAGCAAATGATTGGGGTGGTGGCAATAGTATATTTCTTGATAAACACGATGTTAGTTGTAATGAAAATGAAGTACTTTCTCAAGTGCATTTGACTAGACCAACTGGTGGTGAAATTTCATATAAATACAAATGTTGTAAATATTAATTTTAATATTTTGCCAATATTTCGCATTTTATCAAAAAGTAATTTCTATTTGTATAGTATATATGATTCCAGATAAGTTATTAATAAATCTTAAAATCATTAGTAAGATTCAAAAAAACGGTAGAATTGCAAGAAGTTATGATGGTATAATTTCTTTAGAAAATGACGTATTTTATCAATCTGTAAAAAGATTTGTATCAAATGATTCTAGACGTCAAGCAATATTTGAAATTAATAGTGTTATAACAGAATGTGTAGAAATTCTATATCATATACTTAATTCAAAACATATGAATAAAAATTTTTGTCAATCTGACGAATACATCAAGGCTTGTGAAAATATAAATCTTATTATTCACGAAATGGAATTAGCAAGGTGTGGTGTTGAAAATTTAAAATTTACATATCAAAATGATCCAAATATTGTTTCACAAATAGATATTGTAATATTAAAAATTAATACAACAGTTAAAGACATTTCACAAAAATTGATTTACTTCGAATCATTTTTACAAAATAATCATTACGAGACGTTATCTTACTATAATAATGTTATTCACCAAGGGCAAGGTAACCTTAACGCAGAGTACGTAAGTGGGCAAGGTAATATTAACGCAGAGTACGTAAGTGGGCAAGGTAATATTAACGCAGAGTACGTAAGTGGGCAAGGTAATATTAACGCAGAGTACGTAAGTGGGCAAGGTACCCCTAGTATCTCCAACATTATTATACCTATAAATAACGTAGATGTTTCTTCAAATGGTGTCAATTCTACTAGTTATCAAAATTCTGTACAAAATTCTTTACCAGAATTAACATCTATTAAAATAGAAGGTAATGAAATTTACGATGACGATGATGATAATTAAATTAAAATTTTAATAATATTTAATTTATATTATTAATATATAGTAAATATGTCATTAAATCAAATTGCAAATATATCAAATGCAGTTCCTATATTAAAACAGGAACGTAGTGAAATTACGACCAATCCATTTATACCAAATTCGCAAAAAATAAAAGAATTAGAGGAATTAGATAAAGAAGCTGCAAATATTATAGAAACAGAATATAATAAAAATAAAACTACAAGTATATATAATTTATCTATAAAAGAAATTAACAAAAATGTTTCATCTAGTGTTATAGGATTATTAGATGATTTATTTAAAAAACCAAAAGATATACCTTGGAGATTATATTTACCAATGATTATTCAAAAAGATCAAAGATATACTTATATAGGAGTTTTATTTATAATAGTTGCAATTTATATGTTATTAGTCAAGTAATTTTACAGATACATATTTAAATAACTAGTATCATCTGTTTTTAATTTTAAAACATCGTCTGTATATGTTCTAGTTATAATAATATTTTTATCATTGTTTTCTCGTTTTAATTTGTCAAAATTCCCAATTAAAATGTCATAATTAAGTCTATTAATTATTTTTTCAATATTTTTTCGTAATTGCCTAACGCCACTTTCTTTTGTTGTTTTGTTAGAAATAATATATTCTATAACTTCTTTATCAATAACAATATTAAAATCATCCTTTAGCTTTACAGAATTTAAAATTTCAGGGATAATTTTATCTTGACAAATTATTAATTTATCTTGCAAATTAGGAGGATCTATATATATAATTTTCAATCTATCAGCTACAATATCATCTATTTTTGTAATATCATTAAAAGCTAAAACAAAAAAGACTTTTGATAAGTCTAAAGTAATACTAGAAAGATAATTATCTTGAAATTCTGTATTTTGTTCTTCATCGAGTAAATGAGTTAATGTACCAAAAATTTCAGTTGCTTTATTTTCACTAATTTTATCTAGTTCATCTAAATAAATTATTGGATTCATATATTCAGAATTTGTGAAAATTTCTGCTATTTTACCAGGTTTAGATCCGACATATGTTTCACTATGCCCTGTTAAAACAGATACATCATTAAGACCACCAAAATTAATTTGATAAAAAGGCAACTCCAAGGCATCAGCTAAAGATCTTATGAGCTTAGTTTTTCCGACACCTGCATTGCCATAAAGAGCTAAAACGTGCCCTCGACTATTAGGATTTGTTATTTTTTTAGCAACAAATTCCATCATTTCTTGTTTAACTTCTTCTAATCCATAAATATTTTTGTCTAATTTTTGTTTTACTAGATCAAAAAAATCTTTAATCTTCTCTTGTGAATCATCTTTTGTTACAGGCATAGATTTATATTTTCCATATGGAATCTTACTAACTGTCTTGATCCAATTCATTCCCTTTGAATAATCACTACCATACATTTTTGAAGTATTGTCGTATTTATCTATTATAAACGATTTTGTATTCAAGTCCGTATTCATTAATAACAAACGGTCACGTAAACTAGATATTTCTTCGTCATTATCTAATTTTTGTCGTTTATGATTTTGTAAATCATCTTCTATACATCTCAAGCGCTTTTTTAAATCATTTTGTTTTTGATTTTCTATATAATCTGTACATTTTCCATCATCCGATAACGCCTTTGCTGCCTTTGCTGCCTTTGTTGCCTTTGTTGCCTTTGTTGCCTTTATAATACCTTGCCGAAATTTCATCGGTAAGGTGGAAGTAACGGGTGCAAATTCATCAACTTCATCAACAACGTCAACTTCATCAACTTCGTCATCAACGTCAACTTCATCAACGTCAACTTCATCAAAGTCATCGTCGTGATTATTTAAATTTGCTGTAATAATTTTTAAAATAGTATTCATTTTAATTGGTTTTAGTTTAATAACATCATTTTTTTCATTTTGGTTGTCTTCTTGGTCGTCTTCTTGGTCATTTTGGTTGTCTTCTTGGTCGTCTTCTTGGTCGTCTTCTTGGTTGTCTTCTTGTTCATTTTGGTTGTCTTCTTGTTCATTTTGGTTGTCTTTTGTAAAATTGTAATTAGTATAGTTACAAGTATTTTTTATCAAATCATCTAGAAAAGCAGATGAAATTGATACCCAATACATATCAATTTTATTAGGAAATGTTAAATTATTTGATTTATGAGGTTTTATACATATATAGTATTCTAACAATTCGTTTACAAATACAATATCTCCCCTTTTATAATTATTATTTGTAAACCAATATCCGGTATACATTTGTATTAATGAAAGTGTAATAATACATTTTCATTTTTTTTTAAATTAATTTATTGCGGTGGTTGACATTTATCTTTTACATTAAATCCATAATTTACCAACAAAGTTGCAATATATGGTGCAGTTTCTGGCTTATCAAATGATAAATTATAAGGTAATCCAGCTGCATAAGCAATTTTCATTAATAGTTCTTTTGAATCTTTAGTTTTTGTTCGCAGCATTAATTCTTGGAATGAATATTGCACAGCATTTGCAAATTTAGAACGATCACCCTCAAATATTTTAATCAAGTCATCCATTGTGACACTTTCACAACCAGGATACAATGCAGTTTGTGGTTCTAACAATTTTGAATTTCCAGATGGTTTGTAATCGGATGAATAATTTGAAAACGATTCAAAAAATCCTCTACCAGATAATAGATTCATACCAAATACATAAATTATGGCAATCAAGACTGCTAATTGCAAATCTTTTTCGCTTAAATAAACTATTAAGGCAATCAAAAACAATTTAACAAATGTATTTTTAAACAAATTTTGCAAATATTCTGGAGCTTTAGGTGAAATTTGAGCTGCATAAAGAGCCAATGTTATTTTTAAAACTGCCATAATATAAGGATTTGATAATGGATAAGATAATTGTTTTTCAACAAATTTTTCAGCTTGACTTATGTATTCCATATTTATTTATATTATACGTAAATAAAAAAAAATTAGCATTTATAAAAAAATTAGCATTTATAATTAGCATTTAAAATTAGCATTTATAATTAGCATTTATAATTAGCATTTATAATTAGCATTTATAATTAGCATTTAAAATTAGCATTTATAATTAGCATTTATAATTAGCATTTATAATTAGGCATTTAAAATTAGGCATTTATAAAAAAACTAAATTTAATTTGTTTAATCTGATATATAATTTTACTAATCATTATTATGGAAACTATACAATATAGTTTAAATAATTCAAAAGATTATAGTATTGACATAAACCGTACTATTATCAATTCAAAACAAGAAAAATACGTAAAGGAAAAATACGTACACAAACATAATGAGGATTCTAATAATATTTTTGACGAATATTGTTTAAATATATATGGGAAAAAAACTTGTATTTTTTTTGAAATCGCATCAGATGTATTCCAAGTTAGATTTCTGGATAAAAATAAAACAAATCATACATACAATAACATTAAACGATCACAATTTTATGTAGATATTCCAAAACTAGTAGAAAAAACATATACTGTAATTATTGTAGAAAATATAAAATTCACGAATACTAAAGAAATTGTTGCAATTCATTCGTCACCAAATCTAATGTAATTTTAAATTAATTTAAAAACAAATTAATTTAACTATTAGATGCCTCACGATATGATTGACGAGTATTTTGAAATTTACAATAACAGTATTCAAGAATATGGAGAACGTACTTGTGTATTTTATGCTTGTGGAAGTTTTTACGAAGTTTATCGTATAGAAAATAAAAATGAAACAATAGGTAATGCCAATATTATAGCAGAAATTATTAGATGTGATTTTTCCAATAAAAATAAATCTCGAAGATTAGAAGAAGGAAGTAGTAGAGCATTTCCTGATTTTTGTGGTTTTGGAATTCCTTATTTACCAAAATATTTAACACCTTTATTAGAAAACAATTATACAGTTGTTATAGTAGACCAACTAGAGACTAGTAGTGAACGTAAGGGTAAATTAGTTAAAAGAGGTGTAGTAGCAGTACATTCACCTTGTCTTAAAGGTAGTGATTTTGAAACTTATCTTGACACTGAATTTTATTTTTTAAATATATTTTTTGAAATAATCGATCCAAATCCCAAAACAAATCGTAATGGAGTATTATTATATTCCGTATGTAGTTTAAATAATACAACAAATACAATAGAAATTAATGAAAATGTAATAGAATTCAAATCAAATGAATTTAGATTATGCTTAGATGATGTTAATAAAATTTTATCAAGATATAATACAAAGGAAATTAGATCATATATTATTTCAGAAAGTGGTTTTGATTACACAAATACATTGAAAAAATTCTTTCAAGAAATGAATATTACATATAAATTAAATGTCATTGGAGCCAATATCAACTACAGTAAACGTAATATCCAAACAGAATATTTTAAGAAAATTTATAAACATATAAACTTTGGTTTAATTGACCCATTAGAATATCTATCATTACTTGACAAACCGTTATCAACTATTAATTTTATGTATTTGATTGATTTTATGGCAGCTCACGATATAAAATACACTACCAATTTAGCAATTCCAAAAATTGTAAAGGAATCTTTAAATTTAACATTAGAGTTAAATACTATACATCAACTCAATATATTACCTCAACATATAACAACAACAACAAATCATAAGATATCTAGTATTTTTGATGTTGTTAATTATACAATAACTTCTATAGGCCGAAGACATTTAAAACAAACATTAACAAAACCTTTTCGTAATCCTTCAACAATAAATTTTAGATATAACTTGACTGAAGAATTAATGAATAATTTTGATGTAAAGAAGATTGAAACACATTTGAATAACATAACCGATTTTGATAGATTACATAGAAAAATGGGTTTAGAGGAATTACATCCTTATGAATTTGAACGATTACATAATACATATATAAATATAATGAATTTATTTGATACATTAGCAGATACTAAATATTTAAAATCAACGATTCCTAAAGATAACATATTGATATCATTTGCTGAATATATATCTGATTACAAAGTTTCATTTAATTTAACAGAAATGAAACGCATCGGGTTAAATACATCAAAGGAAGAATTTGTCAACTTTTTTAATAATAGTATTTTTTCTGATTTGGATAAAATTCAACAAGATATACATTTATTAGAAACATCAATCGAAACATCGAGACAAAGTTTTGATGATATACTAAATGAGAAAAATAAGAGTACGGTTAAGCAAGGTACTTTACCGAAGACGGTTAAGCAAGGTACTTTACAGATGGTAAAATTAGGATTTACTGATAACGATGGTTATTTTTTTACATGTACAAAAATACGTTATCAAAAATTGTTAAAGGATTGTAAGGATGAAAATTTTACAATGAAATCTACAAGTAATATGTGTAAATTTTATACAGATGATTTAACAAAATTATCTAACCGTTTAATTGCAACAAGAGAATTACTTGTAAAAAAAGTAAAATTACATTATATAAATAAATTACAAAGTTATTCAAATAAATATTACAATGTTTTTACAGAATTATCACAATTTGTTGCTATAATAGACGTATCGTTAAGTAATATGAAATGCGCTAAACGAAATAATTATTGTAGACCAAATGTAGATGATAATGACGAATCATTTTTTATTGCTAAACAATTACGTCATCCTATTATAGAATTAATAAATAATGATACAGAATATATACCTAATGACATTACATTAACAAAAGACTCATTGGGTATGTTAGTATATGGATTAAATAGTAGTGGTAAGTCCAGTTTATTAAGATCTATTGGAGTATGTCTTATTTTAGCTCAATCTGGATTGTATACTCCGTGTAAAAGTTTTAATTATGCACCATTTCACACTATTATATCACAAGTAGATTTAGCGGATAATCTTTTTGCAAACAAAAGTAGTTTTACAAGTGAAATGTGTGGATTAAAACGGATATTACATTGTGCAGGAAAAAATACTTTGGTTTTATCAGATGAACTTTGTAGAGGTACAGAAGTAAACAGTAGTTGTGCAATAGTAGTATCTACATTATTAAATTTGATCAATAAAGACACAAAATTCTTTTTTACTACACATTTACACGATTTACCAAAAATTCCACAAATATCATCAGAATCAAGAATAAATGTATGTCATCTTAGTGTTGAAACAAGAGAATCTACCATTATTTTTGAAAGATGTCTTAAACCAGGATCAGGTAGTGATTTATATGGTTTAGAAGTATGTAAATCAATTATTCAAGATTCTACTTTTATTGATTTAGCATTTAACATAAGAAATTACATAATTTCAAATAATACAAATATTATAGATACAAAACGTAGTAGATATAATAACAAAAAAATAACAAACGAATGTCAAGTGTGCGGATATAAACCAAAACGTGGTCAAGTCCCATTGGATACTCACCATATTAATGAACAAAAGAATTGTGACGAATCTGGCTTTGTAAATGACAAACATTTTCATAAAAATAAAATTTATAATTTAGTTAGCTTATGTAAAAGTTGTCATTTAAAAATTGACACTGGGGAATTAGTAATACGTGGTTATAAATCAAGTACTTCCGGTGTACTTTTAGATTACAATTTAAATTAAAAATTTATTTTTCAGGGTATAAATTTAACCACGTCATACACCATAAGAAATATATGTTTAAAAATGAATATTTTTTATAATTTTTTATATTATTTTACTAATTTTTGTTAAAACTTTTTTAAAAGTTTATAGTAAATGCAAAATCAAGATATAATTTTAGAAATAGTATACAATTTACGCACATTAAATGATGTAAAAAATTATTGTAAAACAAATAAATTTATAAGAAATATATGTATGAACAACAAAAATATAATATTAAAAAACTTTATTAAAAAATTATTTGGTGCATATAATAATGAATATCACGAATTATTTTTATTATTACATAAATTAAAAGACACCAAAATTCTAAACAATTCATCTATAGATATATCAACTTTAAATTGGTATAAAATATTGAATTCTAAATATAATAAAAGTAATGAGTTTTTAAATTATTTTAACGATTATACAAAAGAATTTATACGTTTACTTGATATAAATAGAAAAATAGCTAATGTTATTCAACATTCTAAGAATGAAGGTTATATATTATCAAAAGCTCAAATACAAAATATTAGACAAAATGTTAGGAATAATCCTGAAGACTTTTCCTAAAAGTTTATTTTTCAAGAAAACATTATAAAAATGTACATTACATTGTATTAAAACAATTTAAAAATAATTTTGTTTTCATGGACATTACATTGTATTAAAATGGATAATTTTATTTTTTCTTCGTTAGTTTATTATCTTTCATTACAAAGATGTAGTAAATACAATGATTTTTCTATTCATGGTTTATGGCCAGATTATATCAATGGTGGTTATCCACAATTTTGCACAAATCAAAAATTTAATTTATCTATTATTAGACCTATTTTAGATGACTTAAATAAACATTGGAATAGTTGCAGTGGTAAATCAGATACATTTTGGAAACATGAATTTGAAAAACACGGAACCTGTTTTGACCCACCTACAACAGAATTTGATTATTTTAACAATACGTTAACTACATTTCATAAATTAAAAAACGATGGTACTATCAATAATTTATGTAACGATAAATTTAACTGTATGATCGAATTACCTAATTATAATGTTTATACTAATTAATCTTTATTTGTTTTTAATATTTGTTACGTAACGATAAAAGGTTAATTGTTTTATTTAAGTATGTTTTAAATAAAATAAACATCTTAACAAATGATTTAACAAGACTGTCATATATGTTAAATTATTAAGCGGTGGTGGTGTGGACGGGTGGGGTATGACGGGTGGGGTATGACGGGTGGGGTATGACGGGTGTATTTTTTAATCAGTGTATTTTTTGCTTGTATTGTCTCGATCGTATGCTAGCTGTTTTAGTATATTGTATTTCTTCACTAAACACAAACGAAAATCTAAAATTAGTTTATACTTTTTAAATAAATCCAAAGTATTACTTTCTACTTTACTTACTTTACATATCGGACATAAGATAGCGAACCGACTATCACTGTCACCACTATCACTGCCCTTATCACTACTATTATCACTACAACTATAATTTTTTTCTAAATAATTAAATTTCACATAAGTCATAAAACATTGTAAATCAAAAATATGTTTACAAGGTAAAATAAACACGTCCCCCTTAAAATCATTACAACACAATACACAATTTTGCTGTTTATACAATGAAAAATCATCAAATGTTTTAAAGGTACGAATAGTAGATTTTTTATTAGTATAATATTCTAAACCAATAAACATATTTATGTTTGTGTTTATTTAAAAGGATAAATTTTTAGTTTTTTCTTAAATGATTTGCAAATCGAGATCGAGAACGAGAACGAGAACGAGAACGAGAACGAGAACGAGAACGAGAACGAGAACGAGAACGAGAACGAGAACGAGAACGAGAACGAGAACGAGAACGAGAACGAGAACTAGATCGAGAACGAGATCGAGAACGAGAACTAGATCGAGAACGAGATCGAGAACGAGAACGAGAACTAGATCGAGAATTATATAGTACAGTCATTAGTTATTTGTTTTCGAATACCTTATTTGTTTTCGAATACCGGGTTAAACAAATATTTACAAGGGTCATTAAGTTTGAATGGAATAATTATACAGTTATGATGAGTGGATTTTTCACCATTTACCTTTGCTAGTTCAAAGTTGTCAAATACACCTAATGGATCACGTGTGTTTTTGTGAAGAACAACATAAACGGTATTTGCATTTTTATTTCTTGTTACTGTTGATCGTGACTCTTGTTGTTCAATTTTTTGAGTTGGTGCTTTTGGTGGATCTGGAATTTTTGGTAGTTCTGGGATTTTTGGTGGTGATGTTTTATAAAAATAATTAATTATATTATACATTATAATACTATATCTAAATAAATTATTTATTCTAATTTATTTAGTTAATTCACTCATTTAATTTACCATTTATGAGATTTGTAAATATCAATTAATTTATTTTCAAATTCATCAGTAAATCCTGTATAATCACAAATAGGACCATTTACAAAACATTTTCTAACACGTTGTTTAAGACCCTGTAATTTGTCTATATTATTTGCAAACCAAACTGCTTTACTAATATACTCTTCTTGTGAATAAGTTACATATTCTGGTAAACCACTATTTTTCATTAAACTAGTTGTCACATTTTGAGAATGGTAATGACGTACATTATCAAATAACGTAAGAATGGGGACACCCATCATTAAACTTTCACAACTTGTTGTTGTACCAGAATATGGGAATGTATCAACTGCAATATCCATTTTATTGTAATCTGGTAAATGTTCGGAATAAGTATCAGAATATGGCATAATAATAACTCTATCTAACACAGATTTATCCTTGAATGCATTTAGGAATTGAGCCCTTAATTTAGGAGTTAAAAACTCTTTTGTTTTAATCATAAACCTTGCATTCGGTGCCTGTTGTAAAATTTTCTCCCACACTCCAATCACCATATCATTAACCTTGTTGTATCTATTAAATGTACCAAATGTAATCCACCCATTCTTTGTACAAGGTTGTTCAGTAACAATTTCTGGAATGTCTTTAATTCCCATACTTGGTGTATATGCCAAAAAACAACGGTCCATGAAAATAAAACGTTCCTGATAATATTTTTGACTTTTATCACTGTCACAAAATTTATCTGTAATACGATAATCCATTGATCGAATACCACTCGAATTAGGATACCCACAATAACTAATTTGAATTGGCGCGGGCTTTAATACAAAAGTATCTAATCGATTATCACCAGTATGCGCAGACATATCAAATAATATATCAATCTTATCAGATTGAATACGACTTTTAAAATCTTCATTTGACATGTTTTTTACCACAGCCCATTTACATTTAGGAAATAGTTCTTCCAACTTTACAACCTTTACAGAATAACAAGTTACATTAAAAAGGTCATAATTTATATGACTCAAAATACTATGTAAAAAGTAACTAACTGGATGACAAATAAAATCACCAGATACAAAACCTATATTAATCTTTGTACCAGATTTCACTAAATCACCCTTTGATTTACATTTAACAATTTCATCTTTTACTTTATAATCTGGACATCCAATACGATAATCGTCAATTACAAGTGGATAAATCTTATTGATTGCCTTGTGAATACGTGAAATATACATCGGATCTTCTATTAAATGAGAAATATAATTTGAATCTAATAATTTATTTTGATATGCCAATGAAAGACGTGGTTTATATTTTAATGCTCTGTTATAACCATCAATTGCACCAACAAAATCACATTCATAACATTTTGCTAAACCCATATTCATATACATACTTGCAATTAACATATCTTTATCAACTGAAATATGTGCATTCTTGTAATTTTCAATACCACGAGTATAATGTTCAATAGCCTTATCAGTAATTCGTAACTCTGTGTAAACTACACCAATTTGATTGTTAACATCAGGGTCATTCGGATCTATATCATAAGCCAATTTAAAATAATACAAGGCAGTATCACGATCCTGAATAGTAAAATAAATACTACCAAGACCATTTAAACATTTAATCTTGAATTGCTTAAAAGCAATCAAAGCAGATTCTTCTTTTGTATTTGTCATCAACAAATCAATAATCCCAATTGATAATTTATAATGATACACACTACTATCCAATTTATGAGTTCTATGATACATAAATCCAAAATTATAATGAAGTTGATAATCACAAGGATCAACTACCAAAATCTGATTCAAAAATACTAAATTTTCCTCTGCATTTGGATTAAAAATAGTCAAATATAAAAATACCATTTTAAATGTTTCCATAGCTCGCCGATTAAATGGCTCTAATGATAATACCTTTCGTAAATGGGCAATTGCCATATACAATGTATTCCTTTCTTGATCGCTAAACCCCCCTCTATTCATATGTAAACCAACAGTCCTAACCAACAACTCTGCACTAATATAATATGTTTCTAAAATTTCATTTTTATGTCTATTCATCACAAAAGGATTAATTTCATCTAAAAATTTAATTAAACGCCCAGATAATCGTATACATTCCAGATATTTTTCATTATCTGTTCGTTGTTCTTTAATAAGAATTTCTTGAGCTGCATCATATGTACTTTTCAAACCTACAAATTCGGATAAAAACATTTCAATTGAAGTAACAGAAGTCGTTTCCATTTTACCTTTTATCTTTTAAATATTACAAAGTTTTAAATTAACAATTTTTAACGTAACTGATAATTTTTATTAAAAATTTTACTTTTAATTTTCATTTTCATTTTCATTTTCATTTTCATTTTCATTTTCATTTAATTCCCCAAAACGTGGCTTCTGTTTGTCTAATAACTTTGTTAATCTATTAAATTTATATGTACATATTCTTTGCCTACCATTCCATACTTCTACCCAATAACTCATATAATCATCCTGCCAATTATCACATAATGCTCTATTAATCATTTCTTCATCTGATATTTTAGTTTCAGCAAGTGGTTTTGTTTTTAAAGTTGTATCTAGAAAAAATTCTAATGCTTCATCTAAATTTTTTGCGGTACCCAGAATCCACATACCTTCATATGCTATCGTAGATAATAATATATAAGATAAGTTGTTATCCATTTTTCAATTAAAAATTAATTAGTTTTAAATTAAAAATTGTAATTTTTTTATGTATTTAGTATGTCATTTTTTCTTTTTAAATAATAAACTTCATTAAATATAGTTTTATTATCAAGACGATATTTTAATGTACTAGGTTTTAATCCTAAATCTCTAGATGCTTCTTTTTGAGAATCCCATTCTTGTAAAATTTCATTAGGATTATCTTTGTGAACTTTACATATTGATATTTTTTTACATAAAGTTGATGTTATTCCGGTTCCCTTTAATACATTTTCTTGAATTGTAATACCATACCATCCATGATAACTAGAAGTTCCTTCAAAGAAATAATCTTTAAAAAAATACTTGTCTAAAAATTTACATAAACTATTTATATCTGATTTCGTAGGATTTTTTTTATTATTACTATTACACCATTTCTCATAAGAATCTTTTAACGTAGATCTATTTAATTTTCCAGTTGGAACCTTTACACAATTACTTTTAAGAAAATTTTCAAAATCTGTAAATGGTTCTTTAAATTCAAATTCGTAAAAAGATTTATTTAAATTTATACCTAAAACACATCTCATATCTGTATTAAACATTTTATTAAACATCCTTTTAACAATAAACTTTGATTCTATATATTGTTCAAAATCTTTATAATTAAATATACTATTTATTTTACTCCACGTTTTATATTGGTATACCAATTCTCTCATAGATATATACTCCAAATCATGTATTATACAAGAATCATTAATAAATCTGTTAAATATTATTGTATCTTTATCATTAGCTGTATCGTCTAGTAAATCAATATCTTTTATAATAATATCCGTCTGAACGCATTTTTCAACTTGTACAATTTGTTTTTGTAATACTATTTCGTTTTTATTTATTGATTCTAATTCTTCAGATATATTATTAAAAGAATATTTATCAACAAATTCTATACATTTTTCTATAGTTTTTATAAAGTAAATAACTAATTGTTCATTTGATACATAAAACCACTCCTTTTGTTTCTTAATTTTATGTGAAAATAATGCACTATGGATTAATCTTTCTGACAATACTACATTTTTTGTTTCAAATGTTTTTACTAATTCTAAAGAATTTGTACTCGACCCACAATTTAAATTTTTAACTCTTTCAGATGGATTTTCTGATAAACCTATTTTGTAATGGCCAATATTAGAATTGTCTTTTATTAAATAAATATACCCATTTGATTTATAAAATCCTTCGGTTTCTGGCTTATTTTCTAATCTTTTTATTAATTTAATTTGTTCTTTTAATAAATTTTCTTTTTCTTCTAATTGACGTTTCAATTCACCACTTTCATTAAATATAATGTCGTCAAGAATATTTCCAGCCCATTTTCTAAATTTCTTGGCTATTTCTTTTTTGGAGTTGTAAAGTAAACGATAAACTCCTTGTGAACTTAAAAATGTGGTATCTTGTATACGTTTTTCGGTGTCATAGGCTTTACGTATAACACGCTCATCATCTTCTTCGTAATTTTGTATTGTTGAATGTATATTGACAATACCTAATACTTTACCTATATCAGATGCTTTAAAATAATATATTTTTTTATTATCTATATCTTCATGTAAAATTGATATTGGGTTATTTTCAAATGCTTTAACTATACAATTATTATCTGTTTTTATTTCTTCTATCATTTAGACTTGTTATATTCTGTTTATAACGCTATAAGGTATATTATTTTTAAATTTAAAACATATTTAAAAAGACGTTATACTCTTTGAAAATCATCAGAATCATTGTAATTTTACGCAAAATATTTAAACTTTTTGTAAATTTTTACATTTTAATTTAAAAACAAAATGAATTATAATATAAAGAATAGTGTTATTATTTAAATGCAACAACCTTCAGAAGAAGAATTGAAAAAATTAAGAAGAAAGGTAAAAGCACTCCAAAAACGTCCACAACCCGAACAAAGAACACCAGAATGGTATACCGCAAGACACAAACGAGTTACGGCAAGTGAGGCAGCAAGTTGTTTATTCCTTTCTAAAAAAACTTGCGAACCATACGTCGAAGAATTTAATATTAAAAATTTCAAATACCAAGATACTACACCATTAAATCATTACGAAACAAGAGAAGATTATATTATTAAAAAGTGCTCGGCATTTTATGGCGAAAATGTATTTAAAGATTCTATTTATACACTTTGGGGTAAAAAATACGAAGAAGTTGCTAATACACTTTATTGTCAATTAAATAATACAACAGTTATAGAATTTGGTCTTGTTTCACATTCTAGATTAAAATGGTTAGCAGCAAGTCCTGATGGAATTACACCAGATGGAGTTATGTTGGAAATTAAATGCCCCAAAAGTAGAAAAATTGACGAATCTCGAGTCCCTATACATTACTGGACACAGACACAAATCCAGATGGAGTCGATTGACCTTGATGTATGTGATTTTTTTGAATGTGAAATAGAAGAATTAGAATCAGAACAAAGATTTATAGATCAAAATCTTGGTGATAAACAAGCTAAAGGTATAGTATTACAAATAGCAAATAGTGGACCAGATCCTAAATTTATCTATTCACCACATCATATTAAAACTACTCAAGAATACATAGATTGGAAAAATGAACAAATGTCTTTACGTCAAGATTTAATACCAACTTATTATTTTGTAACCAAATATAATAACCAAAGAGTAAAAAGAAGTAAAATTTGGTTTAATAATGTCAAAGAAGAACTTAAACGAACTTGGGATATTATTATGAATTTACAAGAATCCGAAGAAAATTTCAATAAATACAAAGAGTCTATACATAAAATTAAAAGTAAAAAATTTTATGACCGTTTTGATTCAACAGTTTGCGAAATAGAAGACGATATTTCTTCTTTCGTATTAGAAGAAGAAATATCAGAAACAACACTACCAAAACCAACACAATCACAACCAATAGAACCGGAAACACAAGAACCAATTTGTTTAATTGACTAAGTTATTAAGTTATTTTAAATTATTTTTATATATAATTAATATAGTATATATAATGAGTAAAACTAATCCTAAATTCTATATAAATCCTATAACAGGAAGATTAATAAAATCAAATGGTAAAATATACAAAAATTTAAAAAATAGAAGATTCTCTATTGATAAAGACAAATGTTTGTATAATGTTAAGAGTGCTAAACACTGTTTAGAAAGAGTTTTGAGATTATATCCTGATATAGTACACCCACCTTCTAGTTTTATCAATATTCCAAAAACTTTTAAACACGGAAATGCTCGAGCATTTATAAAACATAAAAATCGTATTATAGGTTTTATTAATAAATTTGGACAAAAACACCGTCTTTATAAACCTATTTATACTAGTAAAAATTTACCTTTAGTACAAGATCACCATGGTATTTTACCAAATATTTTAAAAAATTACCAAACAATAAACAAAGATGAACAAAAAATAGTAGAAAAACAAATTCAAAAGGGACAACCACTACAATCACCTGACAATATGAAATTTTTATTTAATCCTTTACAAAATGATTTTATACCTATTAATTCAAATATCAACAAACAAGAATCACAAGAAATTATAAATACTATAAATAAAGAACTTGTACCAAAACAATTACCACCAATAACACCATTTATGAATATTTCCGGTATAGTTAAAGACTTGGACAATATAGTTGGTATAATTGATCAAAATAACCAAATTAAAAAATTCAAAATACCTATTAAAATTATCAATCTAACACCTAAACAAATTCTACAAGGCCCTCCTGGACCACAAGGACTACAAGGACTACAAGGCGAACAAGGGCTTCCTGGACAAGGACTACAAGGCGAACAAGGGCCTCCTGGACTAGGGCTACAAGGACTACAAGGCGAACAAGGACTACAAGGCGAACAAGGACTACAAGGCGAACAAGGGCCTCCTGGACAAGGACTACAAGGACTACAAGGCGAACAAGGATTACAAGGACTACAAGGATTGCAAGGATTACAAGGACTACAAGGCGAACAAGGATTACAAGGACTACAAGGATTGCAAGGATTACAAGGGCCTCCTGGACAAGGACTACAAGGACTACAAGGCGAACAAGGATTACAAGGACTACAAGGATTGCAAGGATTACAAGGATTACAAGGACTACAAGGACTACAAGGACTACAAGGACTACAAGGTGAAAAAGGCAAAGATGGTGAAAAAGGAGAACAAGGCAAAGCTGGTGAAAAAGGAGACACTGGATTACAAGGATTACATGGTGAAAAAGGAGAACAAGGCAAAGCTGGTGAAAAAGGAGACACTGGACTACAGGGACTACAGGGACTACAGGGACTACAGGGACTACAAGGAATACAGGGACTACAAGGAATACAGGGACTACAAGGAATACAAGGTGAAAAAAGTAAACCTGAACCAACAGTTACAACTCTTTCTGAACCAATTAAACCTGATCTAACAACTGTTTCTGAACCTGAACCGATAGTTACTGTTTCTGAACCTGAACCGATAGTTACTGTTTCTGAACCGACAACAACTGATCTAACAACCGATCTAACAACTGATCTAACAACCGATCTAACAACCGATCTAACAACCGATCTAACAACCGATCTAAAAACCGTTTCTGAACCGATAGTTACTGTTTCTGAACCAACAATTGTTTCTGAATCTGATCTAACAACTGATCTAACAACTGATCTAACAACTGATCTAACAACTGATCTAACAACCGATCTAACAACTGATTCTGAACCTGAACCGACAACAGTTTCTGAACAAACAGTTAAACCTGAACCGACAACACCTGATCTAACAACTGATCTAACAACTGATCTAACAACTGATCTAACAACTGAACCAACAACTGAACCGACAACACCTGATCTAACACCTGAACCAACACCTGATCTAACAACTGATCTAACAACTGATCTAACAACTGATCTAACAACTGTTTCTGAACCTGAACCAACAATTGTTTCTGAACAAACAGTTAAACCTGAACCGACAACACCTGATCTAACAACTGATTCTGAACCTGAACCGACAACACCTGATCTAACACCTGAACCAACACCTGAACCAACACCTGAACCGACAACACCTGATCTAACAACTGATCTAACAACTGATCTAACAACTGATCTAACAACTGATCTAACAACTGAACCAACAACACCTGATCTAACACCTGATCTAACAACTGATCTAACAACTGAACCTGAACCGACAACACCTGATCTAACACCTGAACCAACACCTGAACCGACAACACCTGATCTAACAACTGATCTAACAACTGATCTAACAACTGATCTAACAACTGATCTAACAACTGAACCAACAGTTAAACCTGAACCGACAACACCTGATCTAACACCTGAACCAACACCTGATCTAACAACTGATCTAACAACTGATCTAACAACTGTTTCTGAACCTGAACCAACAATTGTTTCTGAACAAACAGTTAAACCTGAACCGACAACACCTGATCTAACAACTGATTCTGAACCTGAACCGACAACAACTGATCTAACAACTGATCTAACAACTGATCTAACAACTGATCTAACAACTGTTTCTGAACCAATTAAACCGGAACCGGTAATTGAAGAAAAAATAGCGGATACATTACCTACAATAACAATTGTAAAACCATCTGATTTTAAAGATCTTGAAAAATCTATTATCGATGCTCCTGTTTTAACAGAAAAGGAAGGTGATCACATTATCAGACAAATTCAATGCTTAGAAGGAGAGCAACTAGATCCAAATGAAAACAGATGCTTACCTTGTACGCATTATAATTTAGTATGGGATACAGAACATAAAGTATGTAAACCAATGTTAAAGGAAGAAATTATAAAAGAACAAGAAAAACATTTATTGACAGATGGTATGATTATAAATAATTTAAATTTAATATCAGATCAAAAAAATAACATTATAGGTTACATTAACTTGTAGGTCATCTTGGTTCTTTGACTATTACTGTTATTTAAAGTTTTTTAAAAACAATTAATTTCTATATAAACTATAATAAACATGGATTCTACATCTATTATAGATTACATAAAGAAAAATTATCCACAAGTAATATTTACGCCATTTAAATTTCAACAATCTAGGGCACTTGCATTTATACTTGATGATAATAACTTGGTAATTGGATTTATTAATTCAAATGGTACGCTTTGTAAATTAATAGAACCAATAGATACAAGTTTACTTTCCAATGAAAATATGCAGACTATTATACAAAAATTACCAATTGTAAGGGGTTTTGCTGAAAAAGACAAACAACGATTATTACGATTATTTGAAAATAAAGAAGAAACCGTTTCAAAATCTGAACATAAAAAGATCGTAAATGATCTTGAAATGAGAATTAATGATCTTGAAAAATCTGTAGATCTTGAAAAATCTGAAAATGATATTAAAAAAATTAAAATGGAAGAGGATAATAAAAAATCTCAAGAATATAAAACGTTATTTGATAGTAAATCAAATGAAGTAATTTTTATCCAATCTCAATACGAAGATAAAATTAAAATTATTAATGATCAGTATCTTTTAACTTTAAAGCAATTAGATGAATGTAAATCTCAAATTATAAATCAAAAAGATGATATTTTAGAAGGAATTAACAAGTATAAAGATGAAATTAAGGAATTTGTAACATCCAAAGATTTACAAATACAAGATTTGGAACGGATAAATCAAAAATATATAGAAGAACGGAAAGTATTACAAGAACGTTTAGATTTATTATTACAAAATGAAAAGGAGTCGATGAATAATATATTGTCCAATAAAGATACTATTTCAGAATATGATAATAAATTAAAAGAAAAAACAGAAACTATTTCTGAATTACAAAATGCTATTGAAATGATAAAATCCGAATTATCAAATGTTAAAAAAGAGTTAACTCAAAACGAATTACAAAATCAATTATTGAATGGTTATAAAACACGTTGTAAAGATAAAGTTTTAAATGAAAAAACAGAAATTATAAATGCTATACAAGATTACAACAAGAAATGGAATGAGTGGTCTAAGAATATAAATTATGATGTTACAGAGTATAAACGAAAACTGTTATTAGAATTAAAAACTGTACAGGAAAATCTAAAGGGTGTTTTAAATACCAATATTGAATCAAGCAATTTATCAGATAAAGAAATACAAAGGTTAAAACAAAATATAGTTGATATAGAAACTGCATTAAAACAAACGATAAATGAGCAAATGATACATTTATCAGAAAAAGATGAACAAATAAAATCAATGGATAAAAATATTCAAGATCTTACGTCTGAAAAATCATCTTTTGCAGAACGTAATTCTAAAATGGAATCTGAAATAAATACATTACAACAACAAAAAAAACAACAAGGATTGGAAATTGCAACATTACAAAAACGATTACAAGAAGTTGAGAAATTATTATTACAAAATAACAATACTCGTATAGAAACACAAGTTGATTATGATAATTGTTATAGTATTATTACCAATTTTGTAGCCCTAAATAATATTTTCTTTAGGAAACAAGAAATTATAAAAATTCTAGATGATATTATTGGTAATAATTTGGGATCTTTTAATAATTTAAATGATACTATTAAAACATCCATAAAAACAAATTTTGAAAAAATAAAAACTGAAATTACAAATCATATTAGATTTTTAAACTTGTCAGATTATATAAAGAGTCCTAATTTTGAATATTTAAAATCAAAAACTAGTAGAAATAGAGTTCCTGAGAGTTTTTGTCGAGACCTAAGTAATTTATTAGAATATTGGAATGTTAATAAGCTAGATTACAGAGAACAAGATAGACTTTTAACAAATATTTATGAAGATTTATCTGGTGCCGTAAGAATTTATATAAGAATCAAACCATTAATAGGAAAAGAAAGTAAAAATCACACAGTAGAATTACAAACAGTTGAAAATAAAAAGTTGAAATCATTAAATATAGATTGTTCATCTAATCCAGATACAAAATATAAAGAAAGGCGTTCATTTGGAGATTTTTATGGTATATTTGAAGAAGATTATACTAATTTGGATATATATACTGGTCAACAAGGAACTATTATACCAAATTCAGATTCATTACAAGTAAATATAAATAATATAATTGAATCATCAGATTCTATAAGCCCTGGTTTGTACAGTACATTTAAACAAGTAGAAGATGGCTATTCTATCGTTTTATTTGGATATGGGCTAAGTGGTAGCGGAAAAAGTTTTAGTCTATTAGGAAGTAAGGGATCACCTGGTATATTACATTATGGATTAGCTAATTTAGAAGGTGTTTCAAATATTAAACTAAAATATTTATTTGAACAATATTATAACCGTGTTAATTTCAATAATCGTCAAGTATCTGGTAACATACATAATTTAATAAACAAGGTCCCTCAATTAAAAGACGTATCCCGAGATGAAAATGTTTTTGAAAAAAGTATACCAAGTTATATCAATATTAAAGATCTTAAAGTAGCTGACATATATGCCCTTACAGATATCATTGACAAGTATAGAATTGAACATAAAAGAATTAAAATGACACCAAATAATCAAGTTTCAAGTAGATCTCACTTGTATTTTGTATTTGAAATACAATTTACAAACGGTAAAATTGGATATATAACAATAGTTGATACTGCTGGAAGAGAATCTCCCATAGATATATTTAATACATTTATTGATACATCCAGAGGTAATACTATTCAAAGTGTTATGGCACCATCTCCTGTAGGTGGGGTAAGCAATGTAGAACGGTCATTAAAACCAGAATATAAAGATACTTATGATCCAAGTGCTGTATTTGAAATTTTAAATGAAGGGTTTTACATTAATGAAACTATTAATCATTTGATTTATTATTTTAATCTTAAAAATGGAAAGCAAACGGAAACTCCTAAACAGAAGATTGATAAAAGGTACAATGTAGTGTATAAAGTCAAAAATTACTTTGTACAACCAAAAGATGAAGATGAAAAAATAGATGGGTCAAATAATTCATTAATGATACCTATACTAAAGTTTTTAGATAATCTTTCTAATAAAAATAAATCTGATACTACATGGAGACCCACTAAATTTATTACATTATGTTGCGTAAGACAAGAAGAAAACTATTGCGACCAAACAATGGAAACACTTGAATTTGCACAAAATGTAAAAAGTAGTTGAACCAACAATAAAGTAGCATTTTACTGAAGAAGAAAAACTTTGAATGAAATGCATTATAAATTTAATTAGTTAAAAACTGATTTTTAATATCATTTTAACTAATAATTAAAATGAATAAAGAAAAAATTTCTGTGAATATTTTAGGTTATGGTTTTGTGGGATCTGCGTGTGGATTCCTATGTGAAAAAAATAATGTAGAATTTAATGTATGTGATACACAATTAAAAACTGGAGATTTCAATTATTTTAATAATATACCACAGGTTGTTAATTTTAGTGAAAGTACATCAGATATTAACTATTATTTCATTTGTGTTCCTACACCAAGTGATTCTGAAGGAAAGTGTGATACATCCATTGTTGAAAATGTTATTGGACAATTATCATTGGCTGTTAACAAAAGATCAATTATTATTCTAAAATCTACTATTAAACCCGGTACTACTAGGGATCTTTATAATAAATATAATAATGAAAAATTAGATATAGTATTTTGTCCAGAATTTTTAAGGGAAGTTTCTTTTAAACAAGATATATATTCTGCTAAATTTGTATTGTTTGGGATTCATGAAAATCAAAGGGGTTTGATAAATGACTTGAAAGATCTTTTTACAAATTATCTTTATAAACACAAGTACCTAGACGAAACTGAATTACCTTTTGAATTTTATTTTAAAACATTTGAAGAATGTGAATTATTTAAATATACTTTGAATACATTTTTTGCTACAAAAATTACATTTTTTAATGAAATATACGATCTTTGCGATACAATGGGTGTTGATTATCAAAATTTAAAAAGTTTATTTAAACTAGATAAAAGAATTGGTGATTATGGTACAGTAGTTCCAGGAATGGATGGTTTTGGATATACAAGAAGTTGTCTTCCGAAAGAAATAAGAGCTTTAATTAAATTACAACAAGAACTAGGACTATCAAATGATCTTGCATCTTGTGTTGACAAAAGAAATTTGTATTTTAGAAGTAAATAATTTTGTATTTTTACAAGTAAATAATTTTGTATTTTTACAAGTAAATAATTTTGTATTTTTGTATTTTTAAAAGTTTTATCAAAATAACTTTTAAAAGTTTATACTTGTACCAGCTGCAACTTTAGTTATTTCCCAAAAAAATGGTGGATTATCCATATAACTATTACGATAGAAATTGTCAATGTCAGATACTTCTTTAAAGAATTCGTCAATTAATTCATCAGAACTATCTGTCGTTAAAGTTTGAATTCTAGGATCTTCACTTGTATCAAAATCGGCAATAAATGTAATTTTAGAGTCTTTTAATTTAGAAAGAGCTTCTTGTTCAGTTTCAAAAAAATAAATACTAGTTTCAACACTTGGTCGTTTATAACAGGGGTGAGCAATTGAAATAATTAAGCAAATCATTTTAAATTGTAATTTATTTTAATTTATATTTTTATTCATTTTATTTTAAATAAAAATCAATTAACTAACATTCTAAATTTAATATTTTGTTAATATTTTCATCAACAAGATTATTTCCATACCACAATTTATGATGTAGTGATGTTTTATCACTTGGTTCCTGTGTATGTGAAAATACGTGTTTTAATGTTGTTTTGATATCATTTTTATCAATATTTGTTTTGTATTCTAAAATTTGTTTAATCAAGTCTTGATTTTTAACAGGTTCTCCTTTTGAATTTTTCCAATTATTTTTAATCCAAGATTTGTACCATTTTTCAAGACAATTTATAGAATACATACTATCTGTACAAATAATTATATTTATATTCTTAAATAAATCTAAATTTTCATTAATAGTTTTAAAAATACATTTAATACCAGACAATTCTGCTTTATTATTTGTAGGATCTGTTACAACTAATCGTGTTGTATTAAAATTATAAAATGGTGAATCCAAATCATCTGTAAAAAATACAGAATATCCAGCTTTAGCATTTCGTTTACCATTTCCTTTGCATCCACCATCACTGAAAATATAAAAATCTGAGACATTTGCATTTGCATTTAGATTTATATTTAGATCTTTACCAAGTAATTCAATCGTTTTACTTGATAATTCGGGTAGAATATCAATTAATGTTTTTGTATTTAATTTATTTTTATAAAGGAATATTTCAAATGATTTCCTCGATGCCATTTATATATTATAATTTACAAAATTATTTTCATTTTCTTTTATACATTTACTTGTTTAAAAATATTTGAAAATGCATACGCTACTTGACGGATTCCACTATGACTTCCACTAGCAATAGATGATACTGTATTATTTGCAATATCTCTATTAATGCTCCAAAAACTAAGTCTGCTAACCCAACTATTTTTTTTAGCAAAATCTACTACTGCCTGAGCATCTTGTAAATCAAAAATCTCTGTTGGTGTGTCATTTTGACCAATCATTGGGATTATACCCACTGTAACATTTGACATTCCTAAATTAATCAATTGATTACGTGTACCCTGAGCACCTGCAATAGCATATTGTCCCATCAACCCATTTATAGCAGGTGAACCGTAATCCATAGTCATTATACGTAATTCATTTGGTACAAATCCAAACTTTTTAGCACTACTCAATACATTTAACCCATTGCCATCTAATCCAGTAGTTGTCGCTGGTAAACAATATGCTATATATAAATTGGGATTGTTTTTTCGTAAAATAACTAAAGCCTGATTTCTTCTATCAATACTTGATTGATCTACTAATGCATTACCTTCTATATCAAAATCAACATATTTCAATGAATATTTATTGATAACTGATTGGTAAGCTTGTACTAAACTATTTACATTTGTTATAACTTGAGCCATTTCTCTACCAGCTGCTCCGCCAAAACTAAAACATACATCCCCACCACTTGCTCTAATTGCATTAATTTTATCCAAGTAAAACGATGTATTTAAACTATATGCTCCAGCAACAGATGGTTGATTATCATTTCCTGCAATTATAAATGCTAATGTAAATGCTTTAACACCTGATTTTTTATATATATCAACAAGATCAGGTGGTGGCCAAGCACCAACATCCACATATGGCATAAATTTACTAAAATTTGCAGGTGCAGGTACAGGTACAGGAACCGGTACAGGTGCAATTGCTCTTTTTGGAATAAATGTAGTGTAATCTGGATTTTTTGCACTATCAAGTGAATTTTTCATATCAAAACCAATCTTAACATATGCAGTTGCAGTTTTCCAATTGTAAACAACACATTTTGCATTCGGGTCATTAATTAATGAATCCAAAATTGCACCAATACTTGGAGAATTTATTACTTTATATCCATATTGCCGAGATTCTCCCATTACAACACCATCTATTTTTATCCACTCTGGTTTTGGATCTTGTTTAAACACAGATCCTAGAAAGGTAGTATTTATCAAAGACATATATTATATTATACATTACGAATACAATTAAAAAACATATAAAAAACGAAATGTATAATATAATCAAGCTTTTAATATCAAGCTTTTAATATCAAGATTTTAATATAAATAAGGGGGTCATTTCTGATATGTGTGTATTTGGATTTACTAATATTTGTTTTATATTTTTTGTCGGGATAGATATATCTACACGAGAGCCCAACATAATAAAACCCAAGCGTTCACCTGGGTATAACAATTTATTATTGTTGGGAATTTGTAAAGATAATATTCTTCTTGTAAGTATTCCTGTTATTTGTGTAATTGTAAAATTAAAATCATAAGTTGGATTGTAAAGTGTATTTACAACACGTTCATTATTAACAGAATGTTCTAAATAAGCTGGTTCAAATATTCCGTGCTTGTGTTCAATATTTTTTAAATAACTAACAGTTGGTATATATTGTGTATGATTATCAAAAATATTTAAAAACATGGAAATAGTAACAAATTCTTTATCTGTATTTATAAATTTTATATATCCTGATGCAGGTGAATAAAATTTATCGTGTTTAATATCCTCTTGTAATCTATCTGGACTATTCATAAATCTTGTACAAAATAACAACGCAACAAAAACAATATACCAATTTTTTGTAAACAAATAACACATTATTGGCAATAATAATAAAGACCTAATATCCAATATTATCATTAATTATAATATAGAATATAAAAAAACATTAATAATAAAGACCTAATATCCAATATTATCATTAATTATAATATATAATATATGCCTACCACACTCATTGCTTGGAATGCGCCATATTCCAAAACCATTTGCGCCATATTCCAAAACCATTTGCGCCATATTCCATAAAACATTATTGTCTAGGACTTTTAATTCCACCAAATACATAATCTAAATATGCGTAATTTATCGATTCTTGTGCACAAGCTCGGTCTTTTGGTTTAGAATTTGAATTTGTAATTTGTTCAAAGTTTTCTTTAGCAGTCATCATAAAATAAAGTATGTAAAGAATAGCTACTAACATTACTAAATGTTCTATTGTTATATCAAGTTTCATTATATACTATAACTTAATATAAAAAATTTTTTTATTATTATAAATTAAGGTACCTTTAACAATTATGTTTGCATAGATACGAAAATTCTATGCCATCATTAAGTTATAAATGAAATCTCCAAGAAAAACAAGAAAATAAAAAGGCGCCTTGTCTACATAGATCCAGGGTTAATTCTTTGTAGTTTTAGTTTTTATTTCATTAAAGTAATTTTCATTTTCCAAGATAGTTCTTATTATTTGTATAATTTTTATTTTATCGTGTTTTGATATTTTAGTTTTAATTCTATCTTCTACTTGTTTAATTATATTATTTAGTTGTAATTTATTACAACCAAGATCTTTATTGCAAATATCTCGAATATGTTGTAAAAAAAAATTATGTTTATCTAATAACCTGTCTATTTCTTCAGGGAGTTCTGATCTTTTAAACATTGTATATACTTTTTTTCTTTTTGTTATAATTCCAATTGTTTGATAATGCCCGGATGTACCTTGCCCGCTAAAGTTAAGGCCTTTATTATCATAATATAAAACAATTACTTTTGGTTGCAATTGATCAGGATTACTTAAATCTGTAATATTAAAATAATTATCAAGAAGAATAATATCTAAACCCAGTGCTTTTGAAACAAGAGATAATGTTATATGATCTCCTTGAAAATTAAAACCAGGTTTTTTTAATTCATTGTTAAATTGTCTTTTATTTTTAATACTAAACGGATCCCAGTCTCCAACAAATTCGCCATTTTGTTTTTCAATTCTATAAAGTTGAATAATATCAAAAAAATCTTTATTATCTAAACTATTAATATATTTTACAAGTGATTTTCGTAATCGTTCGTGGTCTGTTTTGCATCCAGCATTTGACAAAGCTGTTTCTATAGACCTAAATTGGCAATTACCATCTCCTAAACAATTTTTTATAACAAATGTGTTGCAAAGTAATTTAGATTGCCATTCTGGTTGTAATGGTTCCCAAATAAAAGTATCCTTTTCTTTAACATTTTCTAAATTGATATCTTCAAAATTGGTATCTTCAAAATTGGTATCTTCAAAATTGACATCTTCAATATTGATCTCACTCATATATGTCTATATATTATAAAAAAATAATATATATACAACTTTTAATTTATATGCAAGGTATCTTTTTTGTATTGTAAAATAAAACTATCTTGCCGAACCGAAACATTTGGTAAGGTATCATTTATCAATCTTTTATTTTTTATATAGTTTATAATAGTACTTTGATCTAATTTTAACATATCTGATGCTATTGCAAGGCTTTTATATTCTTCTATAATAGTTCTAGTTTTATAATCTATTTTGACTAGTTGTTTTCTATGTGTAGGATTTATACCTAATGTAATTGAATTTTCAGATTTTAATTGAACGCCCCAAATTCCGATAACATTTCTATAACCAGGCATATTTATTTTTTCTTTTAGGAAATTACGATTTAAATATGCATCCATATTGAAATGTTCTTGTTTTGAAAAAATATAATCTGGATATTTTTTTAAATACCATGTTTTGTATTCATCTATAAAATTTGTATAACCGATTCTATAATTGTAATTATATTTACATTCTGTTAAAACGAATTCTTCATATTTTGGTAAAGTATTTTTATCTTGTCTTGTTATATTTAAATCTTTTGGCTTTATACCTATATATGTTAATAAACTTGATTCATTGTGTTCTTTATAATATTTTCGTTTTGATTTATAATGTTTTTTCAAAAATTTTGAAAATTGTGACCTATCTGTTGCATTTAATCCTTTTGACCATATTCTATAAGCTCCTAATAATTCGTAACTTAAAGCGTAATTATTTTGGTCTATTTCACAAAATTCTTGTATGAATCTTTTCATTTTATCTTCGTTACACGTAATATTAACAACTGTATTTAATAGACTGTTATTTAATGGTTCTTTATTTTCACAATCATTTTTATCAGATGGATTTACAACTTTATAAGACAAATCCAAATATTCTTTTAGATTTGATATTGGTAACTTTTCACTGTAATTTATAAAATTATCTAAAAAATCACACGCTATATCTATAATATAAATAGCTAATTCGTCAGATATATTAAACCATTCTTTATTATTTTCTTCACGGTGTTTATCTAACATATGATGAATAACCTTTTCACTTAAATCGCAATTATGACATTTTTTAATATAAAAAATATCACCAGTCTGATTTTGTGTATAATATGCTTCTCTGGCTTTAATATCTCTTGTTTTTCCTATTTTGATAATATTATCAACTTTGATTGCATAAATAGTATCACCAGGTTTTTGATCGTACCATTTGTTAGTTTTTAATTTTTTTAAAGTTACAAGTTCTTTTTGTGTTTTGATTAATTCTTTTTCTTTTTCTTCAATTAATTTGATAGTGTTTTCTTTCTCCTTTTCTAACAAAGATTTTTGATTTTCAATTTCTTTTTTATTTTCTTCAATTTCTTCCTTAATAATTTTATTATAAATGTTTTCTAATTTTACATAATATTTTCTAATCGCTTTTCCTTTATCTGTTTTTGCTATCATACATAAATTCTTAAATGTATCTACATTTAACATAATTTCTTCTTTGTTTAATCCTGCTCCTCCTAGATTTCTAGTATGTTGACCTGCTTTTCCATTGGGAAAAGCAGCTTTTTCATCTGTTTTTTTTTGCTTTTCCGTATGGAAAAGCAAAGTTTTATAGTCTTCATTTTCTATAAAATTACTTTTAATCGTCTTCATCGCATTACCTTTATTTGCAAAACCTATCATTTTAAATACATTTTCCAAGTTAATTGGAAAGTCGTTTGTTGCGTGGTAATTCATATAAACATATAGATTGGCTATATACCATTGTTGCTCTGATTCTGTAAATTCTTCATTCATCACTTCTACCATTTTAGTTTGGACATTAAGTGATAAAGTCGTATTTGAATTTTTTACTAATTCTTTAAAATTAATTGCTTTGGGGGTAATAATTTTATTCATTTTCTAATAATATTATAATATAATTATTTTTAAATAAGATTTTGAACGTATATTTAATATTTTTATTAGAAATTACATAGATGGAGGTGTCAATTACAAATCTTCATTGTTTTCGTGGATATCGTCGTTAAAACTTTGTTTAATACGAATATTAAAACCATAATTCATACAACCATTGATAATAGATTCTTTTTCATTTCCATATTTGATTTTCATTGCACGTCTGAGGTCTTTGATATCTGGGACTCTTGAACTTGGGTAATTATTAGACCACCAAGTAGAAAAATGACTATAAATATTCTTATTTGATTCAAAGTCATTTGATGTTTCTTCGAGGATTTGATCAAAGAATTCGTTGAATTTGTCATTGTCATCTTTGTATTTTGCAGTTGCTTTCTTCACTTCATCTGGTTCATTCATTCCTTCATTCAAAAATTTTTCATACCAATGAATTAGAATACTCATAAAATATGGTCGCCACATTTTAATTTTGTATTTGATGGAAGGATCAATTTTGAATTCGTTATCTTTGATTGGATTATCGCAAAATCTTGATTTAAATTCCACCACACGTATTCTTCGCCAAGTTCCCCCGTCACAACTCGTGACTGTAGGTAAATCATTACAGCACATAATCATAGTTCCTTGTAATTTAAATGTAACGGGAGCTTTGAATAATTCTCTTGCAATAATAGTATCGCCTCCAGTGTATTGTTTTAGAATACCAGTTCTAAGTTTATCGTCGTGTTCTGGTTCTTGAAAAGTAAAAATACGCTTTCCTCGAAGTCTAACAACATCAGGTGATGCATTGCTTGAACTACCTCTTTTGTTTGTCAACAAAGAAACGTCGACGCCAGTAATGTAATCTCCTAATGTATTTTCCAAAAAATTTACCAATGTAGATTTACCATTAGCACCTGATAAACCTGTCCAAATATAGAATCTTTCATCTGGTGCTCCAATAAGTGCTTTTCCAAGTACCTTTAATGTATATTCTAATACACGTGTATTTGGAATAATTTGTCCGAGAAAAGTATAAATATCTTGTGTATGTGGACAAGTTTCATCATAATCAATGTAATCATAACCTGTTGAAAATGTAATGTAATCATTTTGGGTACCATTTCTAAAACGACTTTCTCTAAAATCATAAATACCATTTTTAAATCCAAGTAAATGTGGAGTAGAATCTAAATTTGTATAAAAATCATTATCGTATGTTTTAAAAAGATAAACGATCTGTGTTAAAATATTATTTTTAAAACCCACATTTTCTAATTTTGAAATAATGTTATCAACCATTTGATTACGCATATTTGCATCAACTTTGTCTGTATTTACTAAAAAATCTTGCAAATTTTTAGTTTGAACAGATGTATCACTTATCTTGATACTTCTATAATATTTTGGTAATTCTTCAGATATTAAAATATTCATCAAATGACTCTTTTTCCATCTAACTCCTCCAAATTCAAACCATTCTGTATTTCTTACATCATCTACACGAAATCTACCCTTATAGATTTGGAAAACTGCTTTTGCAATAGAATAATGTGAACCAGTTAAACTTGTTTCTAAAGCAGATCTCATTTCATCTGTCAATACAACTTCTGAACGCCAATATTTTGTTGTCATACTTAGGTAAATTTCAGGATATACAGTTTCAAAATCATCTGGTAGACTAAACCCAGAATCTGGAAATACACGTCTTCTACATTCTTCGTCGTGGCATTTTATATAGATTCCATTTATACTAATTTCAAAATAAATCGGGCTAACGTCTCTAGAATGTTCACGATCTTTAAAAGGACAATGTTTACTGTTAATGGATACATAATAACAATAAATTCCCATTTTGTTTGGTTTTAGATAAATTCTTGTAATTGATACGTCAAAATTTGATAAGCATTCGTTTTGTTCTTTTATACTTATTAAAAGTTTAGTTAATTCTGTTTGAATTTTGTCATTATTAATTCCTCGTACTGGAATTTGTTTTTCAATTGAGTTAGTAGTATTAGTAATATTATTTTGTTGCAATTCTGAAACATCAATAGTACTTTTTCTTTTTACAATTGTTTTAGAAAAGTTTTCAAATGTTGTATTTTCAAGTTCTGTAAATTTTCCAATATTTAAATCATAAATCTTATACACTGCTTCTACACCGTCGGTATCCTTTTCTGTATCCGAGTTCTTATCCGAGTTCTTATCCGAGTTCTTATCCGAGTTCTTATCCGAGTTCTTATCCGAGTTCTTATCCGAGTTCTTAGATTTTACAATTTTTTTAGAACCAAGTAAGCGCAATCCTGTTCTATAAACAGAAACATCAATTGAATTTTTAATATCATCAGTCAATACAGTGTTGTTTTCCAAAATAGTAGTAATTAAACGTTTAGCAACAGTGTTGTTAACAATCAAATTATAAAAATTAATATGATAATTACTACCTTTGGCAGTGATTCTCTTTGATACAATATACTCTAACAATAGTTGATTTTCAACAAACATCTTGGAAATTGCAGTTTGCGTTGCAGTAATAATGTCCAAAACATCATTGTCTGATAAATTGTAAAATGATTTTTTAGGTACATCCAAATCAATAAAAAATGCAAATTTTGAATTATATACTTTTTCAATCAAATAAAGAGAATCCTTTTCCGTATTTGTATTATCAGAAATAATGTTGTAATAACGTTTGTAAAATTCTTCGTATTTATTATCAGGAACATTGTATTTACCATTGCTAAATGATAAATGAGTTTGTTCATTAGCAGCGTTTTTTGTAAATTGAAGCAAATATTTAGAAAAAGACATTTTGTATATTATTTCCCTTATTTATATACCATATTTGTTTTTCAATTTTTTTTAAATATTTGCTTCAATTTACAAAAAACTTAAATAAAACTTACAAGTAACAGAAAAGTTTACAAACGATTTAATTGAAAATTTATTTTATATTATGTATAATATATAAAATGGAAAATATACAATCATTAATTTATGTCAAAGATAATATTGAAAATACACATTGTATTTATACAAATGATTTAACAGAAGAGTACGGGTTTGTAAAATGTTATGAATTATTACGCGAACAATATAAAAATAAATATACAGAATCTTTAGTAGATCTTAGATATATAATTACAAATGATCGTTGTGATATATTTTGCGATGAAGAAGTTATTTTACATGGTTGGGTATGGAATTCAAAAGATACTAAACGAAACGTGATGTACGAATTAACAATGATCCCAGTTTTAATTGTTAAGGAAACTAAATCTATAGAAACAATGACAAATCCAAATCTAAAAGTAGATGGTTGTGTTCAAACTGATACAAATAAAGATACAAATAATGATACAAATAAAAAAGATACATTGAAAAAATTATACAAATGTAATCCTCAAGGGGATGAATGTGATTTTTTTACAACTGTTACAAATAATTTCTCTGATTGGTTTTCTAATGAATTAGAACCAGTTATTGAAAATATTGGTAAATTACATATCGGAAATGAAGGTTATGCTGTAAACCCATTTAACCCCATAAATAATGGAAATCCATTTTTAAAATACGATTGTCAGGAAAATACCTTGTTTCAAGATGCTATTAACGCTGAACTAAGGGATAAATTATCAAAACCTAATTTAGGTCTAAGGATTACAAAACGTAAAAAATTAGATTAAAGTAAAATTAAATTGTCTATATCAAGGAAAATTTTATTAAAACATTCGTCGTGTTTATTCCAATTCAATGACATCTTTGCTAAATTAATCCGTTCTGTATCAGATGTGTTTATAGAACCTATACCAGTATCTGGTGCAATATCTGTCATAAATGAAATCATACCTGTCATCATTGACATTATATTCCAAGTGCTTGTATAAGTTTCTTGATGGTAAGCTGAAAATGTAGTACAAATTTTCTTATTCGTTTCAAAACGCCCATTTGGTGTTATGAAAATAAAATTTGGTGGTTTTAACGGATATTGTTCGTCTAATAATATTTTTCCAAAATATACACCATTTTCAAAAGGAGTTTCTTTTAAATCATATACTATAAAATACCAAAGTAATATGTCATCTTCTTGATGTCGTAATATTAGATTAGGAAACTTGAAATTTTCCTTTTGGTACATTAATATTTCCTTATTTAACCTCTTAAGACATAATTTAGATGCCATAATTATATATATATATATTATTTTTTTAAATAAATTTATGTTTATAGTTTAGTTTTAATTTTACTTTTTTTTTAGTTTAGTTTTAATTTTACTTTTTTTTTATATCGATATTATTAATATAGATGTCACCAAGTATTCTTCAATTACAAGCAATTGGTATACAAGATGTGTATTTGACAAAAGATCCACAAATAAACATTTTCAAGTACAACTATTATAGATATGTTAATTTTGCTACAGAAACAGTAAAGTTAAATATGAATACCGTAGCCACATTTGGACAAAAGACTACTTGTGAAATACCAAAAAGAGGACATCTTCTTTCTAAATTACATTTGCATATCCGATTACCACGATTAAATAAAATATCTGGAAATTATGTTTGTTGGAATGATACATTAGGATATTCTATTTTTTCAGAACCTATAGAATTACAGATAGGTGGAGTTGTAGTAGATAGATTATATCCTCAATTTATGAATGCTTGGGATGAATTAACAAATACTGATAAATTAGGTAAAAATTTTATGTTGTTAAAATCTGATACATATGTAAATAATTATACAAATGCTAAAAAAGAAGTCGATTTAGTAATACCTCTTGATTTTTGGTTTACTAAACAATATAGTTCTGCTTTACCATTATTGAGTATGTTTCAACAAGATATTAAGGTTAATTTTAAACTTCGAAATTTTTCAGAATGTGTAAATTACGATGGAGACGAACCAGGATACGCATCAATAATTAGTTCAAATGTTTATGCAGAATATATATTTTTAGATGATGTTATATTAAAACAATTTCAAGAAAATTCTCACAAGTATGTTATTGAACAAATTCAATATAACGGCGACGAATTAATACCAGCTAATATTTCGTCTTATAATTGCGATCTTAGATTTTCACATCCTTGTAAAGAAATTATATTTTTCGGAGTTGAAAAGGCAAATATTGATAATAATAATTATTTTGTTTATTCTAAAACTCCAGAAGAATCACCATTATTTACAGAAGCATCTTTATTATTAGATGGAAAATATCGTTTTGAAAAATTATCAGAATTTTATTATAGAACAATATTCCCAGATAACGTTCATTCTGTTATCCCAATGAACTATATATATACTATGCCGTTTAGTATAAGACCAGAAGATAATCAACCAACAGGTTCGTTAAATTTATCTAGATTTAATGACGTTACATTAGCTTTAAAGTTAATACAAAACAATCCAGAAATAAAAATCCATGTTTTTGCCATATCTTATAATATCTTAACTATAGAAAATGGCGTATTATCAATGGAATTTTTAATTTAAATTAAATAATTATTACAATATTATTTAATTTAAGTTACAAAGTTACAAAGTTACAAAGTTACAAAGTTACAAAGTTACAAAGTTACAGGTGGAAAACTACCACGATTAGGATTCGTTGGTTTAAAAGAAACATCTCCATTTTCAAATTTACTATTTAAATAATCATATATAATTTTTTCATATAATTTATTATCTGGTGTTGATATTATTAATCTATAGCAACGATTGGCTTGTATTTGTAAAAAAAGATTCTCGCCATCATTTTTTAATGAAAACTCGTACTCTTCTCTATCTAATAATTCACCATCAATATTTTCATCTTCATTAAATGGTCTATTTGGGAAAGGAGTACCAGCATTTCCATCGTATTTTAACCATTCTGAAAGTAAATATTTAAATTTTTTCATAAATAGATTATTACCATATACTTTATGCGATTTAATTATTAACGAATCACTTTGTGATCCAGCATTTCTTGCAAATCTTGTTTTCCCAGCGTATCTTATTTCAATTATATTAAATTTCATAATTAATTCTGCAAATATTTGTACTGAACTATTAAATTTGCTTTTAATTTCGTGTGTAAAATAATTTTCACATATATTTTTATTTTTAGAATTACTATTGCATAATCGTGTAATATCTTTTATACTATCTTGTTTTTTTAATATTTCTTCAACAAGTTCAGGTGGTAGATTTTGCATTTAATATAATATATTGTAATAATATATACAAATAAAATAATATATTGCAATAATCTATTTACGAATTTATTTAAGGTATTATATCGCCAGACCCCAAGTTTTATTATGAATAGTTATTTTGTATTGTGTATTATTATAAGTAACAAACGATGCGAACACATGAATCCCTGCTGTTATAGATAAAATTTGTAAAATTTGTAAACATTTATCATAAATTGATGCGCGTCTATTTCCAGACGGGTCTTCTATCGTGCATTGATTATAAATAATATCAAATTTATCAATATCTGTTATATCATCTGTGAAAAATACAAATTCGTAATCGTAATCAAATATTGTGTTCAAACTCATTTTTGTGTTTATTGTGTTTATATTATTATATAATAAAATAAAATAATCAAAATATACAAAATAAAAAGAATAAAAACAAAGAATCAAATAATGCATATATTACTTTGTGTCACTAGGTGTCACTAGGTTGATTACTAGGTGTCGCTAGGTTGATTACTAGGTGTCACTAGGTTGATTACTAGGTGTCGCTAGGTTGATTACTAGGTGTCGCTAGGTTGATTACTAGGTGTCACTAGGTTGATTACTAGGTTGATTACTAGGTTGATTACTAGGTTGATTACTAGGTGTCGCTAGGTTGATTACTAGGTGTCACTAGGTGTCGCTAGGTTGATCACTAGGTGTCACCAGTCCATGACATATTACGAATGGTTACTTTGTATCGTTGATTATTATAATTAACAAATGATGCACATATGTGAATTCCTGGTGTTCTTGTTAAAACTTGTAATATTTCTAAACATTTGTCATAGATTAATTCCCGTCTATTTCCAGATGGATCTTCTAAAGTACATTGGTTGTAAATTGTATCGAAATTAATATTTATATCATTTGTATTAAAAACAAATTCGTAATCGAATATTATATTTAAACTCATTATTGCGTTTATTGTATATAATATATACAATAAATAAAATATACACAATCTATGAAATAATTGAAATTTATACACTTGATATTCTTTATTTATTTGTAAATAAAAAATTGTATAAATATAATTATATCAAATAACGTTGTTCCAGATGATCCTACAATCCACGGAATATTTTTAACAATATATTTTACACGATTTGAATCGTCTATATCTATTAATTTTACCAAGATAGATGCAAGGAATAATTGATTTGCAATTATAATATTTACAAATGCTGTAAATGACAATCCCTCAACACTACGACGTTTGTAATTTAATAAAATCTGTGGTAATCTTGATAAAAAAAATATTACAGTAGATGTCCAAGCAAAAATATCACCTACAATAATATGTGGAAATAATTCGAATATAGCTTGACTTGATAATAATAATAATAATAATATAGAATAACCAAGTAACAAACTAGTTTCGTGAAGTAATAATACATCTTTTGCATAATACAACATGGAATCATATCTATAAAGTGTTTCATCCAAAAGAAGTGGGTATCTTGTAAGGTATGTATCGCTGGTGGCATTTGAATAACGCCACATAGGCAATCTATAGTATATTACTTGTATAAGAAATATCACGTCAAAAATAATATGATAAGTGCCCGTATATATAAGAACTGGATGTATTGATTTATAAATTGCAGAAACTACTGAAAGTGTATCTCCGATATACCATAGCGCTATCAAGTAAAAACTAACCGCATCTGATGACTTTTTATTGTAATTTTCCATTAATTGTGGAAGGAATACAAATAACCAAGCAATATTAGAAATTGTACTAAATGTCCAAGATAATATTTCACCCAACATATTTAATTTAAAAGTTTTGATAATTTTAAACTAAATTTTGATAATTTTTGTATTTGATACATTTACTTGTCCAGGGGTAATGGTTAGTTTTACATTTTTTAGTTCTGTATATATAACAGAATAACGATTAGACAATCTAGATTTGTATTGTGGAAACATACCAGCTATTTGATTAAAATAACGTTTAGGTATTTTGTCACCATTGTTTTGAAAAATAATATGTGGTCCACTGATTTTGTCCAAATGAAACCAAGTATCGTTTTGATTACTTGATCTTATTATAGCATCATTTTCCCCTTGCGATTGTCCTATTAAAATATCATACTCTTTGTCATTTTCATCAACATATATTTTTAAATTAATCATTGTTTACTTGTATTTATTATTGTTAAAATTTCAATTTTTTATGTATTTTTAGAAACATTTACTTTATTTAAACATAATTTACAATTAAATAAACAAGGATTATGAAAATCAATTCATATGAAATTTCGAATAATACAGTAATATTACATTTCGATATTAGTTTTAAACAAGTTAATTATATAAAAATGGAATCAGTTTCATCAATAGATAATTCAGGAGAACTAGAATGTGAAAGAATTGAAATAAAATATTCTAAAAAGAAAAATACTTTAAATTTATTTATAAACGAACAGACTAATGTCGTTGTCGTTTTAATTACAGAAATGGACAAAAGAGGATTATGTTATTCATATTATATTCATCTTGAAAAAGGTAATTCATTTAGTGAATTGGACTTGTCATTTCAAAAAATACTAACAACGCCCTTTACGAATAAAGAATCCGAATATAAAATTAAAAGTTTTGAAAAAAATCAAAATATTTTTGCAGATATAAAAAAGAAAGAAAAATAGGATAATGGAACTTGAACGTTTGCATAAACGAATAGGTAATATCCCAAGTAGTTTTGAAAGAGCATATAAAAAGGATATTACTGTTATAATTGACAATTTATTTCTAGAATATGATATTCATTATAAAGATACAAGTACACAAGTGCAAAAGGCTATAATTTTGAATCGTTTTTTATCACTTTTAGGAGGTCCTCGTGAAGATGTTATTTGCAAGGGTATTTCACAAAATGGTAACAAGTGTTGTCGTAAAGCACAAGATGCATCAGAATATTGTAAAACGCATAGTTATTTAGCATTTCGACAACAAACAATTGGTTCATCTAAACAACCAGATGTACTTTTTGTTATTGAAAATGACAACAAAAATAATTTAAATATCGACAAGATTAAATTAAATAAAACATTAATAGAAGATACATTTTATTATACCGATGATTCATTTGTCTATGATACAAATTCTTTAGAACGAGTCGGTTATGTAGAAGGTGGTAAATTTTTTTTAACTGATGATCCTTTTATTTTATGTATTTAATCAAATTTGAAAAGAATTTAAAAATATTTTTATTTTAATAATAAAAATGGAAATATTATTATTATTATTTTTAATAAAAACGTGCATTGCACATATCTCATTGAGTTTTCCACCATCAAGAAGAAATCAACTAAGTAAATATTACCTAGATTCGGGACTAGTAAATTACAATTTAAGATCACCATTACTAGTAACAGATGATCATTTTACATTTCCTTGTAAAGGATTTCCAAAAGGTCCATCAGTAGCTACTTTTAATGATTCTAAATTAACAGTTACATTAGAAGGAACTGCTGTGCACGGTGGTGGACATTGTCAATTTGGCGTTTCATATGATGATAAAACATTTGTTGTATTAAGAACTGTTATTGCCAATTGTTTATTAGATACTAAATCTTATTCTTTTGATTTACCACAAAATTCTAAAGGAGGTGGTATGACCATTTTTTGGACTTGGATTAATAGAATAGGTAATAGAGAATATTATATGGAATGTGCAGATATTACAGTTAATACAAATGGTAACAATCCCGAAATTCCAGGCAAAGAACTTTTAATTGTCAATTTACCTGGATATCCCAAAGTTCCAGAATGGGAACCCGATTCCCCGAGTTCAATAGATGGAAGAGATCTATTAGCTTCTAGAAAAGACATAAAATACGGTAAAAAGAACACGAAAAATATACAAAAGAATAATCAACAACCATCTGTACCATCTGTACCATCTGTGCCATCTGTACCATCTGTACCATCTGTGCCATCTGTACCATCTGTACCATCTGTACCATCTGTGCCATCTGTAACATATCTACAACCAACTCCTACAAAACAACCAATACTACCTTCTAAGATACGACCAACTAACAAACAAGTTAAATGTGATGACGATGAAAATGACGATGAAAATAGAGATAACAAGGATGATAGTAAATCATCTTCTTGTAATTCAGGAGAAATGAGTTGTAGCGGTACAGGGTTTGATACGTGCGTATATGATTCGTGGGTATACAGGGATTGTGCAAGCGGAACTGCTTGTAAACCAAATGGTAATAGTATAATTTGCGATTTTATTTAGTATTTTTATTTAGTATTTTTATTACACATGTGTTCGGGTTTTTAACATTCTAATTTATTACTAATATATCTATAATAATGATTATTATAAAGTGATCTAGTATTTAATGCTTTTGTTAAAGTTTTATTAGTTTCTTTTTCTTGTTCCAATAATAATTTTTGATTTTCTATTTGAAGTTTCAATTCATCACTTTCATTAAATATAATGTCGTCAAGAATATTTCCTGCCCATTTTCTAAACTTCTTAGCTATTTCTTTTTTTGAGTTGTAAAGTAAACGATAAACTCCTTGTGAACTTAGAAATATAGTGTCTGGATTTCCACTATTTGATGAGTACGTAGTACGTACTACCTTTTCATCTTCATCAAAATTCATTATACTTGTTCTAATATTTACAATACCTAATACTTTATGACTTCAAATATGTTTTTCATCTTTTCTACAGTTATAGAACCATCTCCGTCAAAAAATCCTGATAAATACTGTTTAAAATTCTCACTTGTATCCATATTGTTTTTGATTGTTTTTATTTAATATTTTAAATAAAATTCAATGTTTTTATAAGTTTTATCATAAAGTATGATACTATTTGCTTACTTAATTGGAGTAAGCAAGGCCTCCCATCGTTAATACCCATCTTTTCAGATTGGGACTAGACTATATTTTAAGCTGTTAAGCCCATTACCATTTAGTCGTTGAACCTTTTCCTTTGTCAAAAGACAGTAAGGAACTTGGATGCGGATTGTCCAATCCTTCACATTTTTACCATTGGGTTCGGCTATTAACCGAGTTCCTCTTAAATGTTTCCAAATAAAAGTGGTAGTGAAGGCTCTAAGGAGTTTCCCGCAGTTTGATAATGTCGCAAAATATTTTTGACATAGTCAAAAACATTCTACTAGCATATTCTTTTTATGAATATACTCTTGCTGGCGTGAGGAGGGTAGTTCACCAGCCATAATTCTTCGCAAATACCCCACCTTTCGGTGAATTTAAAAGGGGCTAGACTATATCTTAAGCAAATTCGTACGAATTAGCCCACTAACATTTAGTCGTTGAACCTTCGCCCGCAAATAGTTATAAACTATTTGGTAGGGCGCTTGGATGCGGATTTTCCAATCCTTCACATTTTTACCATCGGGTTCGGCTATTAACCGAGATCCTTTTAAATGTTTCCAAATAAAAGTGGTAGTGAAGGCTATAAGGAGGTTCCCGCAGTTTGAAAGTGTCGCGAAATATCTTTGACATAGTCAAAAACATTCCACTAGCAAATCAATTTCTCGATTTACTTTTTGTGTCCAAAAATTAAACACGTTGTAGTTCACAGCAAAGACCTTGAGGGATCCAGCAACAGCAGTGGTGAGCTGAAGGGTAGCATTGTCGATACGAGACATGTTAACCGTGCCACTTGGTTGATGTTGTTCTGGGTTAAGAGCAAATGAGTAAACATAGATACCAACAGATGGAATGTTGGTATGATGTTGGTATGGTTGTACAAGATTGAAGTAAGCACCAGGTCTTTCTGAAAATCGGTCTTGACCATTAAGTTGGAGTTTAGCACTGGTAACGGTTTGAGCACCATCGTTATCGAATGCAGCTGGATTAGTATTTGTAGAAGGTTGAACAACCCAAACAAGTTCCTTGCAAGGATGGTTCAAAGCAAGCTTGCTCTTGACAGCACCAGATCCAACTGATTCAGCTCCAGTGTATTGCAATTGTTCAATGAGATATTCGTGTTGAACTTGAGCAAATTGACGACGTTCATCAGTATCAAGATAGATATAATCAACATACAATGAAGCATTAAGAGTAGGACTTCCGGTTGAAGTAGCATCACATAGACTAGTTAAAGAAGCAAATGTAATGTTGAACTTGACTTCATGATATTGTAGAGCAATAAGAGGAAGAGCAAGTCCTGGGTTTCTGCAGAACCAGAATTGAAGAGGAATGTAAAGAGTAGTAGCTGGGGTGCTATCTGGGCTACCAGCATCAGTTGATGTTAAAAGGGCAGTGTTACCTACCATAGTCTTGTAACCATCTTCCTTTTCAGCAGTTTGAGTAAGTTCGTTCCAGATGTTTAACCAAGAACCATAATGTTTATCAATAGTTTGACCTCCGATTTCAATAGAAACTTCTTCAATCAAATTATGACCAACATAAGGATACCAGTTAATACTGCTAGCGTGACCCAATGCTGGAAGGTCAGCTTGAAGGTAGACCTTGTGAATAAGATCACCGTTGCGAGAAACGGTGCAAGAAACTTTGCGACCGAAATCTACAGTTCCATTAAAGGTCTGTTCAATAGATTCAATGGCAAAATTCGTATGTCTCCGATAGACAACTTTGAAAAAAGTAATTTGAGGATTCGTAATATACCCCATCTTTCGATGTATTTAAATTTCTATATGGAAATTAGGGACTAGACTATATCTTAAGCAAAATTTAAATTTCACCCACTAACATTTAGTCGTTGAACCTTCGCCCGCAAATTATTTGGTAGGGCGCTTGGCTGCTGATTGCCCAATCTAAAACATTATCACCGAAAGAAATTTAACATTTGCAGTTTAAATTTCTTTGTGGCTTACGCCACTACCCAAGTTTTATCTTGGCCAGATATAGATTTCTCAAATATCCTTGGTAGTTTTAGCTCTAAGGGTGTCCCAGCAATTTGAAAGTGTCGCAAATCTAATATAAATTAAATTCACTAGTAGTAACAATTTTAATTGACTACTTTCTCTGGCAATTTCCACCAGTAAGGTAAATATCCTGAGCTCCATCGGTTTATCCTTTAGTTTTCACTAAAAGCCGGACTATATCTTAAGCGAATACAATTCGCCCATTTTCATTTAGTCTCTGAAGAATCTCCTTTAATTTTAGGAGCTTTCCTGCGGATTGTCCAATCCTTTGCATTTTTACCATTGGGTACGGCTATTAACCGTGTTCCTTTATAATATTTCTAAAATAAAGTGGTAGCAAAGGCTCTAAGGAGTTTCCCGCAATTTGAAAATGTCGCAAAATTTAATTTTATTTAAATTTAAATTTCACTAGCCAGTTATATATGTAAATTATATGTAATTAATTTACATCCGTATTTTATACTATTTTCCCTTTATAATTAATACGGTACTATAAAGGTAGCTGACTATTTAGCCCTATGGAATTACAAGGCTACTAATTGCATTAATCCACCACCCATTGTTTTTTGTTTTTATAATATACAAAAAGAAAAAAAATTTTCATAATTAACCTAATAAAAAATACGCGTATACAACCAGTTTAAAAAAACCTTAGATTTCTTCATTATTCAAACCATAAATTAACTCGTGTAAACGATATTTAAAGAAAATCTTTTCACTATATTTTAATAAATAATATTGAAATCGTGAAAAGTCAAGATCTGACATATTATCTTTATATAATCCTAAATAACTCCTCTTATTTGAAAAATAAAAATACAAACCTATACCAGTCGCCTCATCTATCACTATTTCAGAACTGTATACATAATTACAAGTATTACTTAAAAAATGAGTTTTATAATAATTAACAGCGTGTACAGAAATAATTTCAGAATTGTCTATACAATCATTTTTATTTTCCATAACATATTTTATTATTTCTAAAAAAATAATTTCTGAACTTTTCATTAAACCTACGTATTATATTTTATATAAAAAAAAAACGTTTGATTATATAAAATAGAATATATATATTTCCTAGTTTAAATGAAAAATGTATTTTTTTAATTAAATTCGGATGTTGTGTTGTTGCCTAACCGATGTGTTGCCTAAGTGTTTGTAAGGTGTATAATGAACCATTAATGTTACACATAAAGCCAATATTACATCTAATGTATAATGAGATCTTGTAACTGTTAGTATAATTGCGTGAATAACGTTAAGTACTACAAAATAATAATAATATTTAGGTTTTATAAAATCATACTTGAACATTATTAATGTTAATAGCAAACCAAATGCAAAATGTCCAGACAAAATCTTATCATAACACGTACCACCTATCGTCATATCAAACAATGATAAACTCTTTACTGAACATCCATTTTGTTTAGGCAAAATTGTTGTTATCATAAATATACTTCGAAATATTAATATGATGCAAAATTTGATTACAAATTCCAACACGATATTGTTTGTTATCAAACTAGTATTTAAAACTACTGGAATTATAAACAATAACAAGTACCAATTTTTTGTATAATTAAATCTCGAATAATCAAGAGTATTATTATGAATTATATCATAAATATTTGTACTGTTATTAATTGTGTAATGTAACGTACCAGTTTCCCATACAAAACGAGTACATAAAAAATGCAAAACAATTGATCCAATGATTATATAATACGGAAATTTAACCATTCTTTAATATACACTATGATATTAATTTTCTAAAATATTTTAAACTACCCCAAAAATATACTTGTTTATAGTAGTATTTACACAAAATATTTTAAACTACCCCAAAAATATACTTGTTTATAGTAGTATTTTCTAAAATATTTTAAACTACCCCAAAAATATACTTGTTTATAGTAGTATTTACACAAAATATACGTGTTTATAGTAGTATTTACACAAAATATACGTGTTTATAGTAGTATTTACACAAAATATACTTGTTTATAGTAGTATTTACACAAAATATACTTGTTTATAGTAGTATTTACACAAAATATACGATGTAAAATTATACCAGATATAAAATAGTAATATAAAATTACTAACTTTATCACTAATATAACGGTTCACCCAAAAATTTATTATTTTTTATTAAATAACCATTTTAAAAAACCACCCTGTACACTCATTTTCATTATCAATGAACTCGACTTGTTAATCTTTTCCCAAGACAAATTCAATTCGTTATTTATTTTGGATTCTTTTATAACTGGATTTTTAATAATATGCTGCTTCATATCTTCATTTTTTACAAACATATTTTCCCTACAATTTACAATATCTTGTATATTTATTTGTTCTTGGTTTTTATCGTTTATCAAACCACTTATTCCATTACACTTTTTTAAAAAAAAATCTATATCTGAAACAGAACATCTTTGGGTTTTATCTATTTTTAATATTGATAACAACATATTTTTAAAATCTGGTTTTAAACAACTTCTTCTGTTAATCTTTTTATCCATTATTTCCTGAATGGTTTCCAAACTGTAAAAACGTTCCAAATCATTAATGTTTTTAATGTTTGAAAATGGTAGTATATTAAACATCAATTCATATATGCATACCCCCAAACTCCATATGTCTATTCCTTTATTATAAATAAAAGTTTTTTTAAGATCAGAAACTATGTTAGGTCTACCATTTTTATAAGATGTTATATTTTCCATATTATTAATATTTAAAATGATTTCCGGAGCCATATAATATGGCGTACCACACAACTTGTAATATTTTTTACACATTGATTCACTAATGGGTTTTTCTTGATCTGCTAAATCTGACAAATCTGACAAATCATAACAAGCAAATCCAAAATCTGATATTTTAAATTCTAGTTTATTATTAACATTTTTAATCAATATATTATGTAACTTTATGTCTCTATGTATAATATTTTTGTTGTGAATATAATCCAATCCATTTACAATTTGACAACAAAATTCATACAAAAATGTATTTGTAAAACCACCTGAACTATTTCTATCTATTAACAAATTAAACTTGGAAACCGTCGAAGTTTCCTTTAAAAATTCGTATACATCACCTCCATTACAATATTCCATACGTAAATAATAAATACCATGTTGATGGGTATACCCATAAAATTTTATTACATTTTGATGATCCAAATTTGATAATATTTCTATTTCGCTTTCTATTAATTCCTGTAATCTTTTATAATAATAATTTTGTTCAGCATTATCCAAAACATCATCGGTTTCATAAGGAGTTATATTAACTCCTATATTATCATTGTTTTCTTTTACGCTTCCTACCTTACGAGATACCCTCTTAACATTACTACCACCATTTTTTAAAATATAACTTTTTACTAGTTTATTTATATTAATTTCTTTAATTATAAATAATTCATCGTGATGATCCGATTCACTTATAAATAATGGAATTTCCTGTTTGCACAAATATACATTAGAAAAGGAACCCCGTCCTATTTGTTTAATGACTTCATAATCCTCATTCATATTCTCTAATATTCTCTAATATTATATCACGAAAATAATTATTCTTCAATAACATTTTTAAAATAATTACTAGCAGATTCATAACCGATTTCAATTAAACGACGCTTATCATCTTCACTTAAAGAAAAATTAACTGTGTGTGTAACACTTTGTGCTTCTATACAAATTGTATGATCAATATATTTATACGATAATGTAGTTTCCTTTTCTTTTTGAACTAAAAAACAAGTCATTAAATGAAATAAATAATTGTCAAACGTATCAATCTTTTCATCTATTATATGACTTGTAAATTCCCCTCTTGTTACCAACTTTAATCCCAATAAAGTATCCAATTCATTTTCATATATTTTTATAGGAAAGTTATTTATTATACCACCATCCACATATATTGTATTTTGATACCTTTCCACAGAAAAAATTAGAGGTATACTTATAGACATTCTAATAGCCTTCACAACCTTTAAATCCGGATTCTTTTTATAATCAAAAATATCCAATTCGTATTTATTTAAATTACTAGCAACTACCCTGAAATTTACTCCCAACAAATCCCAAATATCCTTTAACGTCAAATCTTTAGAATAACCCTTTTTAATAATTAATGTCTCTATCCAATTTATAATCATTTTGCCACTATCAAGACCATATTTATTTAAAAAATTTCTTATTTTAAAATCTTTAAGATTATGTAAATCTTTTGTGATTATTTCATCTAAAAATTCTTCATATGTATATCCTAATATATATAATAACCCCACAATACTACCAACTGATACACAACACACTTCTTTTATATCAAACTCTGGAATCATACACTTTTCTTTATCAAAACCCCCTAATTTTTCCTCCAATATTCTTTTTTGTATCAATTCATCAATGTATTTAAAAGCACCTATATACGCAATCCCCTTTACACCACCACCACTTAATATTAATTGTTTTATTGTTCTTTTCATCCAAAACACTTGTATTATATTTTTATTATTTTTTTTCACATTAAACAAAATAATAAACAAAATAATCATTATATAAATTTTTTTGATTCAAACAACATATCAAAACTACAATGTAAAATGTCTCGAATACTATACGTATATTCTGTAAATTCAGAATCATTTAAATAAATTGTAAAATCATAATCAAAAATATTTATATCATTGTCACCTTTATTCCTAACATAATTCTGAATATGATTAAAAAAAGGTAATAATATAACCCCTTTTTCATAATAATAACAAAATTTTCTAAATTCTTCCGTTGTATCTATAATATCATCTTTGCCAGTTTCAGTTACTTTTTCAGTTGCTTTTTCAGTTACAGTTTCAGTTACTTTTTCAGTTACAGTTTCAGTTACTTTTTCAGTTACTTTTTCAGTTACTTTTTCAGTTACTTTTTCAGTTATACTACAATGAACTATCATGTTTTTATTTAATAAATAATTATCTATATTTGATCTAAAATCGTTTATTTCGTTCCCAGTTTCACTTTCGTTCCCAGTTTCGTTTACAAATATTATATTGTGAGTCTTGTTATTATGTACAACATCATATCTTTGTATATTATATTTACCTACAATATCACATCTAGTCGATGTAAAACAATCTTGTTTTATATAATTAAAATTGTCAATTTTCCACTTCATTAACTTTACAAATAATTTAAAAATCTTTCGGATTAAAAATTTCCTATAATACAAAATACTAACAAAACATAACAAGTATAAATAAAACATTTTTAATTTAAAAACTAAATACTTTTATTTTTAAATTTGTATAACTATGGACTTTTTTCAATTTTTACAAAACTCATCCGACACTACTAATAAAAAACCCAACAAAAAAAATATTGTAAAAACACAAGACCAAGACCAAGACCAAGACCAAATACAAGACCAAATACAAGACCAAATACAAGACCAAATACAAGACCAAACACAAGACCAAGACAACCAACAACAGCAGAATCAAGAAATCACAGTATACAAAAACATCAAACGAGGTGATTTTGTAAAAATAATATACTTAAAAAATAGTAATTTAAATATTTATAAAGGATACGTTGGAGACATTAGAGAATACAGAAAAGACCAAAATTCTGCGATTATATTTTTACACGCAATATCTTCAAGTAATAACATAAGATTTCCTATAGAACATTTTATAAAAATAGATTAAGTTTCAAATAAATTAGTATAAGTTATATTGTTTTCAGAACAAAAAAGTTCTATAAAAGTTTTGTTTATTTCTTTTATAACATTTAATTTAAGATATTTATCATCGGTTTTGTTGATTATTATATCGCTTTTATTTATAGCATAAGAAGAAGACTTAATACTAGGATTTTTATTTACCAATGTTACAAATGCTTGTTTATATATTTGTTTTATATCTCCCCGAGAAATATAAACAAACCAAATTTTATTATTACCCTTAAGTTTTAATTGTTTAAACATCTTGTTAAAAGTTAAAAGACCTCGTTTTATCACATCATCTTCGTTTGTTAGTATATTTATATTACAATATTCGAATTTATCGAGTTCAAAATGTTTTTGATTAACTATAATATTTAATTTTAAACAACGCGTTATATATTCTTTATCTTGTGTATCGTCTAAATCTATATAATAATACACATCTAAAAGTTGTTTTGTATTATTTGTATTATTTTTATTATTTTTATTATTTGTATTATTTATATTTAAATTACCAATATCAATATCTCCGGTCGAATTGTTATACATATTCTTTTATATATGTCCAGGTTTTTTAATTGATTTTTTACCTTAATTAATAAAACTTTTTTTAAACAGTATTTTATATGAAAGACTTTTCAAAATATAATTCAACATCTGGTTTATCTACCAAATCTTGGGGGCCTAGTGGTTGGTACTTTTTATTTTCATGTATAATGGGCGGATATCCTGTAAAATTAGATAATAATAATAAAGAGCACCGTATAATAAGACGTCATTTTAAAAACATGTTGTTAAGTTTAGGTTATACAATGCCTTGTATTTTTTGCAGACAATCATTTCAAGAGTTTTGCAAAGAAATACCAATAGATAATTTTTTATCTGGTAGAATAGATCTTATGAAATGGCTATATGAAATCAGAAACAAAGTCAATCAAAAATTAATAGCACAAGAACAAAAATGTTATAACGATGAAAAAAAACGCCTAAAAAAATTATATCATTCTAAACCAAGTTCTAAACTATCAGACGAATCCAAAAGAATATATTATAAAAATTTACAAACTTTTCGTCAAAAAACATTTGTCACCACACCTTCGCCTTCATTTGAAGAAGTATTAGATAAATATGAAAGCATAAGAGCTGTATGTTCAAAACGTGCAAAAACTTGCGCATTACCAAACAAATAAAAATTACATTTGTTAAATTGCTTGTCTTTAATTGCTCTTAATGATAAATAAATTTCATTAAGAATTTTATAATTGTTTTTTTTGCTAGAATTATTATTTATGTTTGATGTATTATACACCGATTTCAAAGAATCTTCTCATTTGAGCAGGACTTTGTTCGTAACTGCTTTGATTCCAAGGTCCTGCATTTTCTTTTGGAATAGGAGGTAGCGATCGAATATCGTGATAAGGAATTTTGTTAGATTGCATAACTGTATTGATTCCAACGTGATATCCACTGATTAAGAAGTTTTGTTCCTTTAATAATTTAGAAACAGGATTTTCCTTTGCAAATTCATTTTCAGCATCGTATTTTGGCAATAAATCATCAGCTTTAACTTGATCTTCTCCAGCTACAATTTTATCAATCTGTTCTTGTTCGGCATTTTTACCAATCTGTTCTTGTTCAATTGTTTGTAGTTCGGGTTCTGCAAGAGGTTTTTCTTCACCTTGAACATTTTCTAATTGTTCAGGCATAATTCCATAATAATTTTGCATCTTTTCTGTTCTTTTAGTACCCCATTTCGTATAATTAAAAAAAATGTATACTCCAAGTAAGATCAATGCTACTTTAATCATATCATTTGATTGAATGAGTTCTAAAATATTAGCCATAGTTTTGTTTTAATATAGTATAATAAAATAAAAAAATTTAATGTTTAAAAATTGAAAAAACACCTAAAATAAATAGTTTTTTTATTTAAAAATATTTTACATTACAATTCATGTAAAAATACCTGTCATATGGATTACGATTATTATACAAGTGATTTTGAAGAAGACATTAACAATACCATAGATATTTTTCTTTACCGTAAAACAGATGATGTTATAGATTTATACGAATCTATTAAACAAAGATTTCACATGTCATCACCATTTTTTTTAAGTTACCTAGTTTCTTATCACTTGACAGAATATATCATTGAAAAATGTATATTAAAAAACAAATTTACATTTACATATAAAAACAAAAATACGTGTAATAATTTTTCAGAATACTACCATAATGAATTGCAAATATCTTATAATGACATTGATAAATTTCTAAGATCTACATTTAAATATTCTGTTTCTTATAATGACTGGGTTAATTTTTGTTGTTTATATACAGATTTATACGAATTGCGCAATTAAATTTAAAACATTTTACTTATAATATCAAAATCGCCAAATATGTTTATTTGATTGATTTCTATTTTACTTATTAAGTTAAAATTTTTTAATTTTTAAATTACATTATATTAGATGATAACACTTTGTTGCGATCCAGGCTTGAGAAATTTGTCACTGTGTATAATGAATTCTGAATATAATATTTTACTATGGGATACATTTAATATATTAGATGGTGATGATTATAATTGTCAAGGTTTATTTAAAAATGGTAAAGTATGTGGTAGAAAATGTTGTATGAAATATAAGAATGATAAGAATGGTAAAGACGACAAAGATGGTAAAGACGATAAAGATGATAAGGGTGATGAAAAGTTTATTTATACTTGTAAGACGCATTTCCCTAAAGAAATCAAGAAAACAAAACTTAATGATTTTAAAAAGAAAAGTATTGATGATTATCTTTTACAAGATATAGCTAATACTTTTATAAACAGATTACAAGAAATATATGATCAAAATCCTGTATTTAAAACATTAACGAGTATTCTTATAGAATTGCAACCGAAGTGTAATCCTAAATCATTATTTGTAAGTCATATACTTTATGGTAAATTTGTTGAATTGTATAAAAACACTATTCCTATTAGATTTATTAGAGCATCCCAAAAATTACGTGCTTATACAGGCCCGCAAATTGAGTGTAAATTAAAAGGTAAATATGCTCAGAGAAAATTTTTAAGTGTTCAGTATATACGTTGGTTTTTAGAAAATAAATTTTCAAAAGAACAACGAGAAAAATGGTTACCGATATTCTTATCACATACAAAGAAAGACGATATGGGAGACAGCGGATTGATGTGTATAAATGCTATTACAGGTATACCAAAAAAACAAATTACAAATAAAAAAGGAAAATGTATTAAATAACGTATATCTTATTCTTTTTATCTTATTCTTTTTATCTTATTCTTTTTATCTTATTCTTTTTATCTTATTCTTTTTATCTTATTCTTTTTATCTTATTCTTTTTATCTTATTCTTTTTATCTTATTCTTTTTATCTTATTCTTTTT